CACAGGGGGTTGTGATTGATTGATGCCCATTAACATTTGTTCACGCATTGATGGAAGTGGTGGTGTTTTTTCATTAGATGCTACACGACCTTCATAGTCTTTACGCATATCTTCTCTTCGTTGTATTTCAGACATAACTAAATACTGCGGAAACATACCAGTAGGATTAGTCATTTCATTTTGTAAATTACTATCTGGTAAGCTTTTTAAATTATCTTCTAGTTGTATTATATTCATGTATTAACCCTTTAATATTTGTTATCCCATTCCGCCTTGTAAAGCTTTGTATAAACCTAACCCACCTAAACCAAGACCTAACAACTGTTGTGTACCTGATGGACTAGGTGTGTATTGTGAAATTTGTGTTCCCGGTGTTACAGGTAAGCCTTGTAGTATTTGTCCATAGAATCCTAGTTGTTGTCTTGGATAAGCTATTTGGTTTAAGAAATCTTTATAACCCATATCTAATCCAGCTTGTCTAAAGTTTCTTCCTACTTCTTGTGCTTGTTGTGCTTGTGATAATCTATCAAAAGCTAATTTCTGTTGCATTGGAGCTTGTCTTCCTAAAAATTCTGCAGATGCTAATTGTTGTCTTGCAGCATTTAATTGATTAGCTCTATCTCTTTCAAACTGTTGTTGTGCTTGTGAAAAAGCATCTCTTTGTCCTCTAGCTTCTATATCGCCTAATTGTTGTCCTAAGTTTCTTTCTCGTTCTGCTTGTAGTATAGCTTCACGATAACCACCTAAACCACCTGATTGTGCTGCTCTTGATTCTATTTGTTCTCCTGATATGTCAGATGCTCTTTGTGCTTCTCGCTTTTCTATATCAGTTACTAGATTTTGAAATGGATTCATATACATACTAGCTATTCCACTATCAAATCTTTGTGGATTTACTACACTTGTTCTAGCTAACTCTGATGCTTCTCCCATTTCTCTAGGTGCACCAGCTAATCCTAAGGCTGTTTGTCTAGCTGCTACTTGTTGTGCTTGTGGACTTTGTTCAGCTAATCTCTGACCTGTATAAGTTCTATAAGGATTTAAAGACTCATATTCAGTTCTACCTAATAACCTAGTAAAATATGGTGCAGCATATTCTGGTAAGTTAGTAGTTGTTTGTGTTACTTCTGTTTGTTGCGGTGCACTGCTGCTTTTTCCTTTACCCATTATTAAACCTCTTTTCAAAAATTGTATAAGACTTTTCCCAATTAGATTTGCCTAGCCATTTCCACATACCATATCTAGCTGTGCACTCTATACCATCACACTTATTATCTTTAGCCCAAGCTTCTATTGTTTTTAAATAATTCCATGCCCAATCAGGTAAGTCTTCTCCACCTAAATATTGAACTGCAACTTTTTTACTATTAGGATAATAAACAAATTCAGTAGTAGCTGCACCTACTATATCGTTATCTTCTTCTGTAAAAACTACCCAGAGTTGTTGCTCTGCTTGTTTAATAGAATTTTTTAAATAGTCTATAGTCCATCTTCCTTTAGACCTTTTAACTGCTTTTTGTAAATATTTTTCTACATCATTCCAAATAGTTTCCATATAGTGATGAGGAACTAATGTAACAATATAATTATTATTTACTTTATAATTATTATTTTCTTTTATCTGAGCTACATTATTCATTTAGGTAACACCTTTCCTTTATTTAATTCTTTTGGTTGTTTAGTAGTGTTAGTTCTTTCTTGTCTAACTCTATTTAATAATTCATCAAGTTCTTTTGCACCTGCATCAGAAGAGCCATCTCCTAATCCTGATACAACATCAGCTGGAACTATGTATTCACCGGGAGATACAGCTACACGCTGTTGACTTCCAATCATACCTAAAACTAAATCGTCCATACCTCCGCCCATGCCTTCTACTATACCTTGTGTTTGTGCAGTTCCATCAGAATTTAAAACTTGTTGTCTTATCATCATAAACATTTCATTACCATATTTTTCTATAAACATATCAATAACTTGTGTATTATTTGGAACTTCTCCTAATATAGCCATTTGCACTTCTCTTATTTCATCTGGGCTAGGTGTTAAACCTCCTGCTTGTAATTCAAATCCCATTTGTCTCACAGCATCTTTACCTTTTTCTGTTTTAGCTAAAGCTTGTAATCCTTTTGCATCATCAGGTATTTGTTTACCTTCTTCCATCGTAAATGGTAAATTGTTTCCTATAGGCAATCTTTCTATAGACATAAAATCATCACGCATTGGTGGTGTTGGTAATTGTATAAAAGGATTTTCTATTACATTTACTGGCGGCGTTGGTGGTGGTGGAACTGGCGGTGGAACTACTGGTGGCACTACTAGCGGTGAAACTATTTGTGGTGCTACTGGTGGTGGTGTAAATGGTACAGATAATTCATTTGGCATTGGGGGAACTATTGTATCCATTACCGGTGGTAGTGTTGATGGTAGTGTTGGTGGTACCATTAAACTTTCTGGTTCAAAAAAATCTTCTGAACGCCTAATACCCGGACCAAAACCTCTATCTTCTAATGGTATTCTTGGCATAGGCTCTGGCATAGGCATAGGCTCTGGCATTGGGGGAACTATTGTATCCATTACCGGTGGTAGTGCTGGTGGTATAAATGGTACATCTTCTCCTAAAGGTTTAGGTGGTGCCATAGGTGGGGCTATAACTGCAGCTCTTAAACTTGGGTTGGGTTCTACCATAGACATAGGCATACCAATATCTCTCATATCATTACCCATTCTATCTATAGACATAAAATCATCACGCATTGGTGGCATAGGGTCTGTCATAGGTGTAATGTTTGGAGTGTAAGGTTGTGAATATAAATTACTCATATCTATATTTACAGGGTCAAACATAGGACCAAAGTCTCTTCTTTGTTCATTAAATCTATTATTAGGTTCCATCATGTCTATAAGACTTTGTTCTATTCTAGGATTACTTAACATATTAGCTGCTATATAAGGATTTATTCCACCTAAATCAAATCCTGTTTGTCCAAGAAAATTACCTAAACCTGTTAAAGATGAAGCACTTCTATTACCACCGGGTAAGTAATTAAACTCTGGGTCAATACCGGGTCTGTAATTAGCAGATGGTTTAAATTGCCCTGATGCTATAGGATTTCCTTCTGCATCTAACATAGCTGTGCCTGTCATTGGGTCTATTACAGGTACAGACTCTGCTGTTACTGGACCACTAAGTTGTTTAGGTGGTGTGTAATAAGCATCAAGACCACCAGACATAGCAGCTTCAAAACTACCTGTAGGTGGTGGTGGTGGCGGTTGTAATCTATCTATAGGTGGCGGTGGAAATCTAAGTTCATCTCTATCTTCTCTTGGTGGTCTTATTCTTGCTTTTCCGGGTAAAGAACTTACAGAAGTTAATGGTTCTTTATTTTGTGTTTCTCTTATTTTATTAATATTTTCTAATTGTTGTTCTGGTGTATTTGCAACTCTTTTACCAAAAAAGTATTGAGGTATTTCTCCACCTTCTTTACCATAATAATAAGGACTACTCATTGGTATTTGTTCTGGATACATAGCCATTAATTCTTCTTGTTCTCTTATTTTTCCAAGCTCATAATCTTTCATAGCTTGTTCAAAATCTTCTTGTGCTTGTATAGTACCTCTAGTACCTTCACCTAAAGCTATTGGTAAAAATGAACTAGGTTTAGATAAACTTGATGCTAAATTACCTGCACCTGTTCCTAAACTAAATCCTTGTGAACCTTCTATTATAGCTCCTGTAGTTGGGTCTATAGTTCCCGGACTTTGAAATGCTTGTTTTAAATTTTGAAATAAAGTTGGGTTTTTTGCTGCTTCTCCTGCTACATTACTAGCAATAGGTGCAACATCATATGGTATATTTGCTACAGTTTTTGATACTGGGTCAACAAATGTTTGAGCTGCAGCTTGTTTAGCAGCACTTTCTTGAAGACTTTGAGCAACAATATTTTGTGCTTGTGTGTCTGAAAGCACATCAGTTATAGCAGCACCTGTATTTGTAATTGGTCCTGTTACTGCTCCTACACCACCTGTTGCTCCCGGAAGTCCTACTATATCATCTGCAGCAGATTGTAAGGCTTGTTGTGCTGCACCACTAGCTGCTTCTGTTCCTGCTTGAAGTCCTTGTGCTGCTGTTCCTGCACTTTGTAATGCACTACCCAAACCAAAACCTGTTATACCTGCTAATATTCCTTGTTTTAAATCTCCTGTTTGAACAGCAGTTGCTAAACCAGAACCTAATGCTCCTGCTGCTAAATTACCCATAGTTCCGCCAAGTAAAGCACTACCACCTAAAGAACCTAATAGCGGTGCTAAAAAAGGTAAGAAAGCTTCAGGCTGTCCTGTTTGTGGATTTCTTGTTAATGGCATTACAGATGCTAACCCTTGCATTTCTACAGGATTAACATGAAGTAACATATTATCGCCATAACGACCTTGTGCTGCTACATTTTGGGTTTGTTGTCTTATATCCATTTATCTTTCCTCGGTTGTTTCACAACCAAATATATTAAAACTCATATCTACTGCACTGGTATAAACTTTTATTACATCAGTTTGGTCAAGTGTTATACCTATTACAATACTTAATGAATCATTTGCTGCTACAGATTTATCATAAAATAAAAATTGTTTATCATCTGCACCTGCCCCGCCAACATGAACACTTAATCTAAATGTTATTGCAGAGCCTGTTCTATTTGCAGCAACTATAGAACTTACTGTTGTTTGGGTTTTATCTGGTACAGTATAAAGCACTGTAGTAGTTGTAGCTGCTGGGTCAACTTGTCCTAATACTTTTAAACTATCAGCCACCTGTAACTCCCATTAATAAAAATTGATGTCTTCGCATAGCTTTACTGCTTACGCTATCTTGTTTTCTTTTAGCGTTACCTATATCTGAATTTATATCTTGAAAAGTTTGTTCTATTGTTCTTCTAGTAATAGATTCATTTAACTCTTCATATTCAGGAGTTGTTATAGGTAAAGGCACTGTACTTTTATCTGCCATTATCTTTTACCATCTTGTCTTAATTCTAATCTTATATCACCTAATCGCCAACCAAAATTGCCAGTAGAGTTACTTACTCTTATTGCACTTTGTCTGCTTCTACCTCTAATATTTGCAAATGTAGAACTAGGTGTAACAGATGTTGTAGATAATGTAGATAAATCTTGTAAAGGATAATCTCTTCCTTTAATTATAAAATCAACTGTATTACCTGTATCAGATGATTTTCTAAATTCTAAATCTGGTATTAGTTTAGACATAAACATAAACTTTTCTCCTGCTGGGTCTAAATCAAAATCAGATGACTCTATAAAAGCAGTAAATCCATTACCATCTGCTAAACAACCAAACTCTTGATTATATAAATGATTTAATCCAGAATCATCATTTTTACTAGCAGCTATAGGATAGTCTAAACTATAAGCTGGGTTCCAAGCTGTTCTAACAAAACCATCGCTTGTTGTTCCTATACTCCAACTATTTTCTAAATAATTATAAGTTACATATCTATCTATTTCTGTTGAACTAGCACTAGGATAAAACCAAATAATTTCATTATACTTAGGATTAGGTGCTGCAAAAACTTTATAAGCTTGTCCTTTATTAAAATCACTAAATATATAATCTAATACTGTACATGGTAATTTTTGTACTGAACCTGCATATTGATAAAAAGCTCCATCGTCCATAAAGTAAACTACTCCACCTGCAGTAGCTGCACCATTTGGAGATATTAAAGACATACCTGTTGCTATTTCATTAAAACTAAATATAAAAGGTTGCCCAACAAAACGCATTGAAACTACACCTACATCTGTCCATATAAGTATTTCTTGTCTTGTTTGTAAACCACCTACTATTAAACTTCCTGTAGATAACCTTACACCACCAGCAGAATTTGTTGCTGTTGGTGTCCAATCTACTGCATTTTCTGCATCTGAAAATCTAACTAATAAAGGGTCAATGGTAGATGAGCCTATTGGATTACAACCTAAAGCTATAACATGGCGGTCAACATCTGACATTAATAATTGAGATACTGCTACTGGTGTATTACTTGCACCACTTCTGCTACTAGCTAATACTGCTCTTGTTTCTAAACCACTAGACTCGTCCCAGTAATATATAGGTCCACCTCTAGGTGCTGCTATTACATCATCTCCAAAATTATCTATTGTCCATAATCTTAATTGATTATTTAAAGATACAGCTGTTGCAGAACCAAATGTTCCTGCACCCCATGTATCTACACCCCAACCAGTTGATGATACATATACATCTAATCCTACATTAATTTGATAAGTGCCTACTGTAGAACTACCACCATTACCAGTATCACTACTGTTTGCAGTTACTTCAGTTCCGCTTGTATTTTTAGCTACAAATGTAAATGTATTAGAAGTAGGTATAGAAACTATTTCATATTCTTGATTTAAAACTGCTGCTGTAATATTTCCACCTAAACTAGCAGCATCACTAAATGTAACAAAATCTCCTGCTACTGCACCATGAGAAGTATCAGTTGCTGTAATTGTTGAGCTACCATTAGTTGCTGCAAAAGTTACATCTCCTGCAGATGTTGTGCTTCTAATAGGAGTTATGTCGTTATAAGCATTTCCTTCTAACGCATAAAGTTTTTTATGTGTACCTAATATTTTATATTGACTTTGCTCTATATCTTTATATACATGAATTTTTCTGCAAGTTCCTATAAAAGTATTAGAAGAATATTTTTCCCAACCACCTATTTTTTCTGGTCTGCCTTTTCTAAATCTAATTTTATCAGCATCAAACCAACCATTTTCATTAGAATAATTAGTTCCTTCTTTATTTATTCCGGGTTTAAATTTAAACTTTGCAAACGGCATAGTTATACCTCATGCCATTCTTTGCCTTCAAACAATAAGGCTTCTGCTTCTCTTCTTCTTATCAAACCTTGTAATACTTTACCACCTGCTTTATTCCATCTTTTTATTTGTGCAGGTACTCCATTATAATCTTTATTATTTAATACTTTTAACAAAGTAGAGTTTTTTAAATTAGTTGGTCCAAGATTAAATGTCCATGATATAAGAGCATCAAATTGATTTTGTTCTAAATCTACTTCTACTAAATTATTTACAGCTTCTTCAAATACTTCTACATCTTCAAGTAATAACATATCTGCTCTTTCTTGTGATATTTCCATATCCATAGTTACACCATGAGTTGAGCCATATCCGATTGTAGGCACTCCTGCAGCACAGTGATACGCTTTAAGCTCACAACCCTCAAACTTTTTAATTAAAGACAAACCCTCTTGTGATATTTTCATACTATTCTCCTTTGTCGTTGGTGTGAGATGCTCCAAAATAGAACGAAATAATTGCACTTGCGAGTCCTCCTAAATAACCTAACACTAAATTAATTAGTGCTTCTGAATTTTGTTCTGGTGGCTGTAGTGTTACTAAAAATATATAACCAAGAAATCCACCTATAGTAAATAAACCTATAATTCTAGCTGTCCAATCTTTGCTAAACATACCTCTAGCATTTTGTTTATCAGCTACTTCTAACTTAAATACATCGACATCAAGTTCTTTCATCTGTACTTCAAACTCTTGTTCAGCTTTTTTAAGTTCTAACATTTGTTCTGGTGTAGCATTTTGAATCGCTTGTTGTATAGATTTTTGGTCATTAGATACACCTAATACTTCTGCTATTTTACCCATAGCCATTCCACCTAAAGGACCACTAATTGCTGTGCCTAATGTTGGTGCAACTGCACCTACTATATTTTTTAATAAACCTTTCATAAAACTCCTAATATACTGTATATATGTTAATTGGTTTTTCTTTACCTTTTACATAAATACTTTTTAATTCTTTTAATGTTATTGTATCAATAAAGTTTTTAACATTAATAGTGTTGTATCCTATAACAATATCTTCTCCAACTTCTTTGGTAGAACTTTCTAGCCTAGCAGCAAGGTTGACTGCATCTCCTATAGCTGAATAATCAAACCTTGTATTACTACCCATATTTCCTATTACAGCTTCACCAGTATTAATTCCTATTCCTATATCAATACCTAAATTTGCTTTTTGCATTTCTTCTTTTATTTCTATAGCACATAACACAGCAGATGTTTCGTGATTTGGTAAATCTATTGGTGCATTAAATATTGCCATCATGGCATCTCCAATGTATTTATCTACCATACCGCCATACTTTTTAACTGCATCAGCTTGTATAGTTAAAGCTTTATTCATAATTTGTGTAACTTTTTCTGGCTCTAACTTTTCTGATAAACTTGTAAAACCTCTTACATCTGTAAAAAGAAAAGTACAATACTTTCTTTCTCCACCTAGTTTTAATAATTCTGGATTATCTTGTAATTGCTTTACTTGTCTTGGGTCTAAATAATGTTCAAATTGTTTTTTAATTTGTTGTCTTAATTTATATTGTTCTCTAAATCTTAAATAAAAAGCTATGCTACCTGTTATAAATTGAGATATTAAACTCCAAGTAACATCTATTAATAAACCTTTTTGTATAAAGTAATATCCAATACTACCTGTAATAAACATAGATAATAAACTTAATACTATTCCCCATGTTATTCCAAAATAAAAAAGCACAAACCAAACAATAAGAACGCTTATTATAAATATTAACAAGTTAATACTTATTGCCCAGTCAGGTATATAAGGACTATTTTCTATTAATATACTTTCTGCTAAAGCTGTTTGTATTTTATGTGGTTCTAACAATCCAACTGGAGTAGCAATTTGTGGCATTACACCATTAGCAGTAACACCTATAAAAACAAACTTACCATTTACATTCATTTCTTGTAAATCTGTTTGTGGTGTATCAACCCAACTAATCCACTTGCGACCAAGACTATCTGTTTTAACTGGTGGTATTCCTCTTATTGATATTTCTGATATACCATTATCATTAGTTTTTATAATATAAGTTTTAACACCAAATAAAGCTTTGTATATTTGTGTACCAAAACTAGGTATCCATTCGTCATTAGGTGTTTTAACTAATAAAGGTATTCTTCTTACTAATTGGTCAATATCAACGGGAGCAACGGCTAAACCTTCTAGTGAATTGGAGGATAGTAACGGCAGGTTTTCCTTTACTCCCGAAGAAATTATACCACCATTATTTTTTCCAAGTATAACTGTTCCAGTTGGTTTAGGATAATTACCTTTACCATCTTCAAACATAGCTATAACAGATGGTGCATAACCTAAAGACCTTGCAAAACTTTCATCACCACCCATTCTATCTGGTTGTGGAAAAGATATAACCCAACCTACACCTAAAGCACCTTTACCTATAATATCTAATTGTATTTCTGCTAATCTTTGTCTAGGTAATGGATAACCACCTTCTCGTTCTACATCTTCTTCTGTAATATTAAGTATTACAAAATTACCTGATGGCTCTGGAGTTTTTATTAAACTATCAAATGTTTTTAATTTAATTATCTCAGTAGGTGTGCTTTGAAATAATAAAGGTAAACTAAGTAATATAAGTATAGGTAATATTAGTTTCTTCATTTAATCACTTTGTCTTATAGTTATTACAGAATCTCCACCACCATTGATTTTTACGATATTAGATATGCCATCTTGTATAAAAATAACTGTATATGAACCATTTGTATTAATATCTAATTTTACACTTTCACTTACACTTCTTTGTAATGTAATTATATCGCCTTGTATCAAAGTTGTAATTTGAGTATCAGGGTCTTTACCTAATAAAGTTCCAACAATTTGTGTTGATGTTGCTTCGGCTAACTGGTCTTCTTCTTCTTGTATATCTAATTCATCAAGAACATTTAATAAATCTTCTAAAAAATTTACATCTAAATAATTAATATCTAATTCTGTAAACTCTAAACTATCTTCTTTAAGATAATCTTCTGCAAGATAATCTATATCTAAATCATTAAAATCTAATACACTATCTGTTTGTGAAGTTGTACTTTCTTCTTCTATTACATTTTCTTCTTTAGGTGGTGTAACAATTAACATATTGTCAATAATGTCTAAAGATAAATCTAATATAACAGGTTTAGTTGGAGCAGATTCAAATACACTAACTGTAGTTGCTTCATAGGGTTTGTTTAATATTACTGTTCCCATAGCTGTAACTACTTCTATTTCTCCACTAGAAAGTCCTAAAGCATCAGGTAATAAAATTATAAGGCTACGCCCTAGTTCATCAACTGTAGCCGTAAAATCAGTTCCTCGTATAGCTATATTTGCAGTTGGTGTTTTTAATTCTATGTTTTGTTTATCTATACGATTAAGATTACCCGTAATAAATCTAGCTGTACCAAGCCCAAAAGTAAGAGCCATTTTTGCTTTGCTTGGGTCTGGGTCATATATATATTCGTCAATAAGTAATTGACTATGCTCTGTAAGTTTTACAGTAGAATCATCAAGAAATGTTATTGCCATTCTGCCATTAGTAGTAATAGCTTCGTCATTACTTTGTATAGCAAATTTTAAATCTGCTTCATAAGATTTATCTCTTACTATTTGGGCATTACCATTTAGTTCAGATATATCTCCAATATCAACAGCTTGTGCTTGTACCTTGGTCGTTTTGAACAACGCACACAGTACCACTATTGCCAACAGATGTAATTTTAAGCCAATCTGAAACCAATGTTGAACTTTGTGTAACATTAAATGTTCTGCTGTTTCCTGTTTGGTCAAGATAGAAATATCCACCTGCATATCCGCTTCCTGTAAAGTTTACTGTGTTGCTATCTCCATCTACATCTACATAGTTGGTTGCACCATCATAATTAATATCAAAATCAAATGTATTGCTATCGCCTTGTATAATCCAATCTAAATCTAATGTAGCTGCCAATGCAGATGTACCTGTATCTAAAGTAAAAGTATTAGAATTACCTGTTGTATCTACATTGTAATTAGAACTATCAATACCATAAGTATCTGTTGGGTCGCCTTGAATTGTAAATGTATTACTATCTCCATCAAATTCAAAAAATCCTGTAATACTATCTCCAAGAATATCTCCTAAAAATTTATTACTATTACCTATTTGATTAATGTCTAAAGTAAGATTTAAACCATCTAGGTCTAATGCTGTTAATGTTCCAGCTACAGAATTTAATCCGCCTATAATATTAGAATTACCTAATTGTTCTAAATCTATATTTGCTGTTGCACCAGATTGGTCAACATATATTTCATTATCAGCCCCGTATATTGTCAATGCACTCAGCATCACAATCAGGCTCATTAATTTTAATTTCATCATATTCCCAGTAACCTCTTTCAATTCCTGTATAAATTATATTTAAAATACCTTTTTCTACTGCTTTTTGCAAAGCTATAGAAACACTTTCATTTTTTGCAATACCACCTTCCACTTCTACTAACTCTGTTCCAGTTTCAATAAAGCGAAAAATGTCTTGTGAAACATTTGTAGAGATAATACTTTTAGATACTAAAGTTTCTATTAATACTTCTCCAGTAGATACCGAAACTAATCTTAATGATATAGTAACTGAATCTTCTCTGTATTGTTTGCTAGTACCTATTCCTAAATATCTAGCACCTAATCCTCCAGATTTATTATTAGCTTCATAACTAATAACTCCACCTTCTATGATTAGTCCAGCAAATAATAAGGGTTTCATCTTATTATCTTCTTTAAATTCTTGTCTTGTGCTTCTTATTAACTGTCTTTCTTTAGTTAAGTTATCTAACCCAACTCTTTCTACTACTGTAAAAAAATTTCCATTTGATGCGTGTTTTAATGCTCTAATTAAAAAAGCTTCTGGAGCTTGTGTTATAGCTGTACTAAATAAAGCAAAAGAACTATTACTTTTTCTTTGTCCTGTTAAATCTCTAAAACTATTAGGATATATAGCTACTGAAGGTTTAATTTTTGCAGCAGGTAAATTTTTAAGTTCTTCAGATTGTAAATCTAATATTGCACTAGGTTCGATATTTTTTGTTAATGATAAATCTTTATTTTCATTTAATACAGCACAGCTAGAAAGTAAAATTACCGACAGGCAAAGAAATCGTTGTAATATTTCCATCTTGGTCCCGTATAGTTAATGTTATTATTCCATCAACAACTTTGTATGTAATTGTATTTCCCTCTAGTGTTAGAGTTCCTTCTGTGCTTGGTGTTTCACCAAATAAATTTTCTACAAGTTGTCTTGATAGTTGTGCGTAAATTCTTGATTCTAAATTTCTTATAAACCTAGCTAGTGTTGTATTTTCTTTATCTCTTTCTATTTGTTCTTGTAAAGCTTTTATTTCAGCTTTAAGTGCTTCTTTACGATTAAACTCTTGATTTTCAATAGTTAAATAATGTGCTGATGTACCTATTCCACTAAAGCTAGGATTTTTAAATTTAAAAACTATTTCATCTGCCCACAAAGGATTTGTTAAAATAACAAGAAAAAAGAAAATACTAAGCAATCCTGCTATTCTATAAATCCAAATATTGTCAGTCTTTTCTCTGGTCATCTCTATTCGCTTTTGCTATTTTATTGCTATCTATAAGTTGTGGTATTCCTAAAATAGTTTTAATTAAAGTGTCTTGTCTTATAATTTCATTATCAAGACTTCTTATTCTATCTATTAATGCTACCAAAATACCATGTTGAGAATCAAGTTTTGTTCCGAGTCTTTCTTCTAATGCTGCTATCTGTCCTTCTACTTTTTCATCAACAGTATCTAATTTAGTTTCCATGCCATCAACAATACGCATAATTAGTTTATAAATAAACCAACCAAGACCTAATGCAGCAGCAATAGGAAAACCAACTTCTTGAATTAAAGTAACAGCCGATTCCATTAGTAATCACCCCAAACTTTTACTTTTTTTCCTCCATAATATTCAACAGCATGACCTTCTTTAATTAATACTTGGCATATATCTCTGCCATCTTGTGTATAAGGTATGCCTAATATACGACCATATTTGCCTTTACCTAAAGATTTAATTTTAATATCTCCAATACAAAGTTCTTTTAATCTTTCTTTAGCAGCAAGACCTAATTTTTTTTCTGCTAAATCTCTAGTTCTACTTTCAGGTGTATCAATACCTGCAAGTCTGACACGCTGTTTATGAAGCTTTACATCAAAACCTAAATCAAGACAACAATCAAATGTGTCTCCATCTACTATTCTTTCTAGCGTAGCATTATAAACAAACGCATCAGGTGATTTAGCCATTATTTTCTACTAGAACTTTTAACTCTTTTAGTAGTCCAGGCTTCATTTACATCTGGTGTAGATTTATCGTCAGCCACATAATGTCCTTTTTTGTTTCTAGTTCTTACTTTTACTTTTTCAGTACCAGTAACTTTGCTCCACATTTTTTCTAGCCAACTCATTATTTACTTTCCTCTTCATCAGAATCTTGAATAGCGTCTGTTTGTTCATCTACGTTTTCTACAACTGTTTCTACTACATTAGATACTGAATCGCCAACTGTATTTACAACAGCCCCAGCGTCATCAATTACAGCAGTTGTTATATTACCTGCTGTAGTAACTGTTGAATCTATCACGCTAGTAGTTAAATCTTTACCGCCTTCTATAACTGCCCCTATACTTGCACATGAAGCTATAGAAACACCTAAGACTATAATTATTAAATGATGTTTAATTATTCTTGATATTTTCATATTACTTGTCCTTTGCCTTTAGCACGTTTAATGCACACCAATCTATTACTTTGTATAAGTAACTAAACCAATGGTCATCTTTTGGAGTAGGTGTTATTGCTGCTATAACTGAAGCTATAGATATAATTGCAGTTACCCACATTAATATATTAAGTATCGTCATTTTTATCCTCCTCTGGATTATTTAAGACTTCATCTGCTTTTTGTTTAGCAGACTCTATAAATGCGTTTTGAAACACACTTAAACTGGCATTAACTTGGTCAAGTTCAAACTGTATGCGTTTTTGTTTATTTGTTAAATCTAGTATTTGACTATGAAAATATTGTTGTTCGCTTGTAAGCTCACTTACTTTAACTTCTTTATCATCAATCATTACCACTGGTTCTTGCGTAGTCATATTAAGAACTTAATTTTTTAATTACAGATGTTGGTGTAATTTGTTGAGATATATTTGAATCTAATGATGCTTTCATAGCTTTAACTGTATCAGCAGTCAATGCAGTTTCTACCCAGCCTTGCACATCACTATTAGTAAGACTTGACCAATTTTTAAAACTAGATAAATCATCTGTGTTTAGATTTTGTGTGCCGTATGAACTAGCTGTTAAATTATTGCCATCACTATCTTTATTAGTGTTATCTGTAGCAGTTAATCTCCAATGCACGTTCCAAACTACATTTGATTTACCACTTTTTGTAGGGTATGTATCACAAGTTGTACAATCCCATGCGTAAGATATTGCCATATTATTCTCCTTTTAAAATGTTTATCTCAGATTGTAAGGCATCAATCTGTTCTTGTTGTTCTTGTATAGCTTTTATGAGTGGTGTTACTACTTTACTGTAATCCATTGAATAATAACCTTCTTCATTAACAACTACTGCATGTGGTATTAGTTTTTCAACTTCTTGTGCTATTAATCCATCTTGTATTTCACCACCATCTTTCCATTCAAAGTTTACTGGATTTAATTTATTAACAATTTCTAAACCTTTTGCTTCCCCTAAAATATTTTTATATCTTGCATCTGAACCTGTACCATAAGTTACTGTAGTATTGTTATAAGATACTTGGCTAACAGTTGAGCCACCATTTTCAAATCTCAGTACATCCGAAGTAGCTGTTGTAGATGCTCTGTCAAAAAATACGGAACAAGCACCATCATCGTGATTTGGACTTATACTTAAAGAACCATCTGCTGCTAGAGTTGTTCCTCCAATAATTACATCTCCGTCATTACGGATTCTCATAGCTTCGCTTAAAGAATTATTATTACAAACTTCAAATACTAAAGCACTTTCTGTTGATGAGTCAGAGTTCCAACTACTAGCACCTTCACTCCTTATTCTAGCTGCATCTACTAAAGCGTTATTATCTGACCTTTCAGATATAAAAGTTATTGCAGAACCAAAACCACCAGCTTGTGAGTTTATTGCATCAAAACCTTGAGTATGGTTTGAAGCAACATGCGTATGACTTAATTCATCACCATTAATTTTAGCTATTTCATTAGTACCACTATTTCTAAATACAAAAAAGTTTGCTCTTAAATCAGCAGTTTCAAACGCACCAAATCCTGTTGTTATAAATTCCATTATAACTTCACTTGTATTAGCTTTTATTTGAAATCCACCATTAGCACCATCATCCATAAACAAATAACCACCACTATTAGAGGTTGCTACATGGATTGGTTGGCTAGGACTGTTTGTACCAATCCCTATTCTTCCAGAATCAGTAATACGCATTCTTTCTGTACCAGCAGTTTTAAAAGCGTGATAAGGAGCTGCACCACTTTCTGTATCTTGTGCATCAAATACTACACCAGCATCTTGTTGACCACCACTAGCAGCAGTTTGTATTGATAAACCTCTGTTTGCATTAGCGTTACCAGTTATAATTACTTGTTCTGAATTTACCGAGCCATTTATATGTAGTGGTGCATCAGGACTAGTCGTACCAATTCCAACATTAGCTGATGGACTTAAAATCAAATCTCCATCACTTACAGTTATTACACCATTAGCTGCTCCTCCTGTACCTGTGTCAACGACTTGTAGTTTAAGTGAATCACCAGAAGCGGTATTTATGTTTACACCAAAGTCGCCACCTGTTGAAGATTTACAAACTATACCTTCGTTAAATGTGGCTCTACCTGCTTGAGACATATCAAGAGTAAGAGCAGTAACATCTGAGCCACCATCATTACCTATAAATAATAAGTCTGCATCAGATGTAGAAGCAGTTATACTCGCATTACCACCTGCTAAAACTAAATCGGGAGTTGAATCTAAATTAAATGTAATTCTATTTGTGCCACCATCTTTCATGCTTATTGTTGAGCCATCAGCATCAAAAATTATGTCTCCACCAACATCTAGTGTTAAATCGCCACTATCAGAAATAGTAGAGCCATCAATAGTTATATCATCAACTGTAAGTGTTGTAAGAGTTCCAAGACTTGTAATATTAGTTTGTGCTGCATCTGATACTTTTAAATTAGCAAAAGCATCTACCATAGCTGCACCAGAACCAGCTCCATCAGAATAAATAGCTTTCACTTCTCCTGCTGGTACAGTTACATTAGCACCACTACCTTGAGAAATAATTATGTTTTGTGAGCCTGATGTTCCGTTTTCTATAAACCAAAGCTTTGATACTGTATTAGGTCCTATAGTAATTGTACAAGCTGAATCTAAAGTACCTGTATATTTTAAATAAATACTTCTGCCGGGGTCTGTTGAACCATCAGCTATTGTAGTTGTATGTGTGTCTGCATTTGTAGTAATAGCTTCAGTGCCAAAGCTAAATGCTTCAGCTATTAATTCTAAATTAGTATTAGTACTTGTTCCCCAAGTTCCTGATTCATCACCAGTTGCTATTTCTTTTAGTCTTAAATCATTTACATATGTTGCCATATTTTATTCCTATATTAAGCTACCTCTTCCCATTCTGGGTCTTGGGTAGTATTTATATTACTATAATTTGGTGTTTGTGTTGTAGATATACTACTGTAATTTGGAGTTTGACTATCATCTATTAAACCCCAAACATTTACTGTTTGTGTTTCTCCTGTAGCACTTACACCTGTTGGTAATGCAATAGCTTTTGCTATTGTAGTTACCGAACCTAAACTTGTTGTTCCTGATAATCCAGTAACTGATATTATGTTTACACCTATGGTAGTTACTGTTCCTAATCCACTAGTTGCAGATAAACCTGTTGGAAATACTGTAGCTCCTGCAGAAACTGATTCATCACCAAGAGTTCCTACTGAAGCAGAACCAGATACACCTGTTACTGCAGCACCTGCTGTTATAGCATTACCTAGTGCTGATGTACCTGCTAATCCAGTTACGGAAACATTTGCACTTGCTACAACTGTTTCATTTCCTAAAGCTGATGTACCTGAATTACCTGTAGCAGATATATTAGCTTTACCAATAACAGTTTCACTTCCAAGTGCTGATGTAGCACTAACTCCAGTTATACTAACTACAGCCTTTGCTACTACTGTTTCACTGCCAAGAGCAGTAGTTCCTGCAACTCCTGTAACAGATACTAAAGCTTTAGCTACTACACTTTCATCACCAAGAGCAGATGTTGCACTAAGTCCTGTTACTGATACGGATACAGAGATTCCTCCCCATACATCAGAGCCCCATGTACCACGCCCCCAACCTACGGACATTTATTTAAGCTATTCTTATAATAGCGTTTGATGCATCTGCTGTTGGAAATTGAATTGTAAAATCACCTGCTGTTGAGGTTTTATCTCCACCAAAAGCTAAAACAGCAACTGCTGGGTCTCCTGAAGCACTATCATTAAATATTAAAGCTCCATTAGCAGTTATGGTTGCAGTACTAAATGTTAAATCTGCAAAGTCAGTTAATGCAGTAGTACCTGAAGTTGATGGGTCAACTCTAGTTAGTTCGCCACCTTTAGCTGTATAACCTGTTCCGCTAACTTCATTAGAAGTTGTATATGCAGTTGTACTTGCACCTAAAGATGCAGAGCTTGTGTATAGTGCTAGTTGAAAAGTACTACCACCACTATTTTTAAAATTGTGTACACCCTCTAATAATTCTTTTTTAAATGAGGTACACATAGCTTGTGAAATTGCCATTAAAGTCTCCTTATAATATCAGCCATATCTTTATGACCTTGTTTTTGTAATAACCCTGCTACAGTAGCTCTATCACTAGCTATAGCTTGTTTCATATATAATAAAACAACTTGTGTCATATTATCTTTAAATGCTTCTGCCTGTGCTTTAACCATAGGGTCTGCATTATCACTAATACTAATAAGTCTATCTATTATTCTTTCAGTCCAATATTCAGGACTTAAACCTTTATTGTTAGTAGTTTTAACTGCTATATCGCCTATAGTTGTTTTTACATCTACACTAAACATTATGTTCTTTGTACCCTTACAACATCATCTCTATAAGTATCTACAGTATTATCTCCTTCACCTAAAGTTTTTAATCTGGATATAGATTCCATGTATCTTTTTTCATATTGATTCATTAAATCCATATCTCCTTTCATATACATATATCCCTCTATTAAACAAGCATATAGCAAAGCATTTCTAGCATTTGTAGATAACCATGTTGTACCGCTATCTGCACCTGCTGTTATAGATGCTGGTCTATAAAAGTAATGTAACTCTACTGTAAAAGCTGCGTTAGGTGTTGGTCCTACTATAAAAGTTGTATCATCAAACAAAGCATAATGTTTTGGAATACCTGTTGTTGAAGCATTTGGATAAGCTTCTCTAATAAAGTTTACATCTTTAAATAATAAAAAAGATTGTTCACTAGAGTTTGTAATAGATAAAGAAAAATTATCTAAAAAATCTGTAGGAGTAGCTAAGTATTCACTACCAGAACTTAAATTACCAGAAACATTTTTTCTAAAATTAGGTAATCTTACTGTTTTTAATATTCTTTCTTCTGCTTGTTTAATTACATTATTTATATTAGAAACAAAACTTGTTTCTGTATTTTGTAAATAATCTTGTATTAAACTTTTTAACTCTGAAAATGTCATTATTATTTTCTCTTAGTATTTCTTTTAATAGTTTTTTTTCTTTTAGGTGCTTTTACTATACTTAATCTTTTTTGGTCTTTATTAATTTTTTCAAGTTTTTTAGCTTGTGCAGCATGTAATTTACTAGCTTTTTTTAAACCTTTAATTATTTCATTTAAGTCTTTTGTATAGTGAGCCATATTATTATCCTATTGTTATTGTTACTTTACCTATTGCACCACGCATTATTAATCCAGTTCCAGTTACAGGGTTAAAACCAAATAACTCTCTTGAATCTGCTTCACCAGTATCAACTCTTGCATCATATAAAGTTTGCGGGTCTATAGTTGATATAAGGTTTACATCTAGTTGTGGTTGGTCTGGGTCATAACAAGTATGACAAACTCTTAAACCATTTCTTACTTTGTTTTCTGTTTCATATCTAAGTTCATTTAACTTATAAGTAAATCCACACCTATCACAAATACCTAAAGCTTTTTTTCCTGCTGCATATGCCATAACTAAATGTGATTGTTAAAAGGAACAAATCTTACTGATGCTCTTTCTCTATCTGCATCACTAACATCATTCCATAATTCTTCATACTTTTGTTTTATTATAGGTAGTTTTTGTAAAGCATCATTGTTTTTACAAGCAATATTATATGCTAAACCATAAGTCATACATGGTAAATATCTTGTAGGTACAGCAGTATTGTTAGTTGCAACATTACCTGTATCTTCTATTTTTTTTACATAAAAATATACTAATGTATATGTTTCATTACCATCTGGAGATGACCATAGTTTAATTGTTGGTGTGCTTATATTTCTATCAAAATAAAATAAACTTGGTTTACCTTTGTTTAGCTTATTAGATATGTGTGCATATTCACTTACAGATATTCTTCTAAGTGTTTGGTCAACTTGTTTATTTACATCACTAGCATCTGTTCTTATAAAAGCTTCTATTATATCTAACACATTACTATCTAATGTATAGTCTGATGTGCCTTCTGTTAATGTTTGTGTAGCTTCCTCTACACTAAAAAGATTTAAACCTCTGTTTTGCCATTCAAGAAATAATAAATCTAAAGCTCTTCTAGCTGTTTTATACTCATAGCCTGAACGCAATTCAAGTCCACATAACTCATATGCTTCCTCAATAATATCACTTAAATCTAAGTTAAATGTAGTTGTTCCGCTTGTTGCCATTATCTATACCTTGCTGTTTTCTTTGCTATCTTTTTAGGTTGTTTTACAAACTGTTTACCTTTTCTATTTCCTTTTGCTTTAGCTCTATTAGTAGCTGCTTTTTCAGATTTACTTAAAGCTTTCCATGCTTTGTCAGGTAAGTATCTTTTTTTTCCTTTACTCGGTTTTCCATCAGAAGTACGCCATTTTTGTTTACCCCAATCTTTTAAAGACCTTTGTGATTTTTTCAATGGCATTAGTCTTCCTCTTCAAAACCTTCACTATATAAATTATTAAATGTTATTTCAGGACTTAAATAACTTTCATGTGCTTCTGCTGAATGTAAATATTGTGATGGTGCAAAATCTGGTGGTCCTTCTCCCGTTATCCATAATGCAGGACTAGTAGCTCTTACTCTATTATTAGGTAGTGCTACAAAATTACCTTTCCATTTACAATCTTCAGTTATATATAACACATGACTTTGTTTATGTTGTGCAGGACAATCTGCTATAGAGTTACCTGTGTAATCTACAGTAAACATATATTTAGCACGATAAAAACCATTATCAATTTTTGCTATCCAAGGACTAGAGCTTACCCTGTCAATTACTACAACAGAATGATTTCTTGCTTCACAATCCCAAGGTTGTGCTAAATGGTCTTCCATTGGTTCTCCCCATTCTTCAGAAGGTATATCTGCTACTAAAGCTTGTATTGGCATACGAGCCCACATAGCTCCACCATGTACATCTTCATCATCATCACAACCCGTAAAAACAACTTGAAATGATAATGACCTATCAGGTATTGTATTTACTGCCATAGCTATAGCATGTAAATATTCTCCATGATATTTTTCGTGATTTGCTGTAAATTCTTTTCTTACCCAGCATTTAAAGTAAGGTATATTACTAATTAAATAAGGCATTTATTTATATCCTCCACCAGCTTTTTTATAAGCTTTAGCCATCATTTGTGCTTTACGAGCAGACCATTGACCAGCTTTACCACCTTTAGTTCCAGCTTTTATTCTGTTAAATATTCTTTTACGCAATCCGGGTTTAGTATAATTACCAGCTTCATTAACTCTACTTTTACTTTTTTTTCTAGTTTTACCACCTTTTTTAAATTCTATAGATTCTAAAGTTTTAGCTTGACCTGCATGTGTTTTACTAGCTTTTTTTAAACCTTTAATTACTTTGTTAATTTTTTGTGCTCTACTCATTATTTTTTACCATGTAATTTTCTTATAGCTTCTTTACCTTTTTTAAATATATTTGCTACTTGTTTTTTACCCATAACCTTTGACCTTTGTTCTCCTACTGTAAGTATTTGAATTTTACGAGCAAATGGTTTTTTAATTTTTTTAACTTTAGCTACAGTTGCTCTAGCATCTGCAGGTGTAGCAAACTTAATACTAACTGTATCTTTAGGATTTTCGTCAGTATATAACCTACGACTAGAGCCTTTAGGTTTTTTTCCTGTTCCTACTTTTGGGTCTTTTTTGCTTCGCATTATTAATAATTTTATTTTTTTTTGATGCTGGTGCTTTTAAAGTACTTTGTCTAAACGCAGTTCTGGACATTACCATTTTACTTTATCTGCCCAGTATGCAGCTGACATTTTACCTTTTCTAATATTTTTTCTATGTCTAGCTTTAAAAGACTTTCTTTTCATTTTCATTCTACGAGACTCACCCTTTTTAGGTTTACCTGCAGTCTTAGCACCTTTCTCGCCAAATCTAATAGTTTTTATTTTGTTGCCTTCTTTTGCAACAACTATATGAGATTTTTTAGGGTGGTTAGGGGTACGTTTTGGTTTGTTGTACCCACTAACACCTGCTCTCTTTAAACGAGAATCTTTGGTAGAACGGCTCATAGTTTATTACTAAACTCTACCACCTATTTTCTTTTTAAGTATTTCATTAAAAGTTTTTGGCATAGCTCTAGTTTTAGCAGTTTTTCCACCTCGCATAGCTCTAGTTTTAGCAGTTTTTCCACCTCGCATAGTTCTAGTCTTGGCAGTCTTACCACCTCGCATAGTTTTAGTTTTGGTGTTTTTACCACCTTTCATAGTTTTAGTTTTTGATGTTTTCATTTTTTCACCTTTGGTTTTTTAGCTGGTTTTTTTGCAGCTGGTTTCTTTTTTGGTTTGAGTTCTTTAAGCATAGCGTCAGCTTCTTTTGCTCTTAATGGTCCTGCTACTAATTCTTCGCCATTCCATATAACATAAGCTGGGTCGCCATTTTCAAAGTGCCCGTTTTCTTCTTTTTTAATTGTCATAGTTTCACCTATTCGTAAATTTTAGTTAATACTAATATTATAGAGTATGCATCTCCGCTAGAATGACCAACAGTTGTAAAGTCAATATCTCCAGTTTTACCTGAACCTGCATTGTTAGGAATACCAGTAAATAAATCGTAATACTCATCACCTGTGCTATCTGCTGGTAATGGCATAGCTAATACATTTGTACTAGCATCAAATTCAATATTTACTCTCATTCCTACACAAGCCCAATATATTCTTGATATTGTTACTGAAGTGCATGACTGCCCTAAACTATTAGCTTTTAGAGCAGACACATCAACTTTTTTTACTGCTGATTCACCAGTGCCATCACTAGCATTAGTAAACTTCATAATAGCAATTTTATCGCCATCTTGAATAGTTTGTGAAGTTACTGTATCAGCCATAATCTACTCCTATGCGTCAGAAAATGCTGGAACATCTGCACCTTCTTGATTACCCCAGATATACCAATTAGTACTATCTTTAGCTAATATATTAATTTCAAACAAACCAAAGTCTGTAAGCGTTAATATAGAGTTAGAGTTACCATCTGAATATACAGAAACATTATCTGCATTAGAATCTAAATGTACTATACCGCCTATATAGAAGTTAGTATTAGAACCAGTGCTAATAATTAAGTTTTCTGTTTCTTCTGCAGCACCACCATAAATTAATTTAAAGTGAACACCTGCTGATGGGGAAGGTAATGTTAATGTACAGTTCGCTGATAAAGCAGGAACAACAGAAACTCTACCACCATGAGTAGTTGCTGTTAAAGAAATAGCTGTAGTGTCAGCTAAAGCTACAGGAGTAACTTGCATACCATCACCATTTAAAGTGAACTCTGTAGTTACAGCACCTGTAGTTGAATTTTTAGATACGACTTGGAAGCCGTTCTCGGACCTGACTGGTCCATTAAAGGTTGAATTAGCCATGTCTTTCTCCTAAAAGAAAATATCTATCATCTTGGCAAAGTCTGCTAGGGCAGTTGATAGACAATTAATAAATCCCTAGTTACGAAAAAAGGGGAGCACAAGGCTCCCCATCAAATTTAGCTTGAACCCGGTGAGCCATAAATACCAAGCGGGTCTGATACTCCAAATGAGTATCTTTCTCTAGCTTTGTATCTGACATTTCCGGTGTCAAAATCTCCGTCCATAGATGTTTCCATTCCGGTTCTGTTGAAATGTTTCATGCCGTTTGGAACATCAGTGATAATGAAGAAAGCATTAGTATCAGTAAGATAATGATTAATCATATATCCTTCTGGGAAAGACCCATTATTAGATATAGCATTAATATCATTATCAGATGTACCAACTCTAAATTGAGATTCTAAAAGTCTAGTTGCTGTAAACTGCAAAGCAGATGGAACAATTAATCTTTTAGGTCTAGCTGCTATCTTCAAACCTCTTTGGTCTACGAAGTTACTGATATTAATAACAGCATCTTCTAAAGATGTTTCATTAAGGTCTGCAGCAGTAGCAGGTCTATTAGAGTTTTTACCTCCATTTACTAATGGGTGTCCGTCCCCACCAGTAACACCATCTCCATCTGCAGTAAATAAGTTTACTCCGTCTCCTGATTGGAAAGAATTTGTAAACCCATTATTGAGTGGAAAAGCAGCTTTAACTTGCTTAGTGTAAGCCATAGCTCTTGCTAATGCTTTAGTATATCGAGCAGAAAGTGAATCATAAAGGTTATCCTCTATTGCTTCCTCTGTAATCGCAAAACCTAAAGCGATGGTTTCATGGTTGTATCTAGCTGTAAAGCTTTCTTGTGCTGAATCATAAGTGATTGCTGCACCTTCATCTTTTACAACTGCTTGATTAAATCCACTTAACTGAACTTCTTCTTCAAAACTTCTATCAGAATTTTCAGTTTCGTAAATCATAGTATGCTCATCTTCGTACTTTTCGTACTCCAATCCAAACAATGCGTTTAGTCCGGGTAGGAGTTCTTTTAACATTTGTGCTCTTGAAATAGCCATAATTTATTCTCCTATATTAAACGCCTGTTGTATTGGTTAATTGATGTCCTGCGTTAAAGACAACAATAACATCTGTAAATGAGTCGCCAACTGCACTATCAGGTCCGTTTACGAACTCAATAATTTTAACTGGCAAAGTATTGGTTGTTGCAATCGTACTGCTATCAACAGCATTTTTGCTTCGACCTATACTTGTACTACCTGCTGTTTGAACAACAGCAGCATTGTTTCCTAATGCTGTTTGTGCTAATGAAGCATCACCTTGCATTTGCATTTCAACAAAAGGGTCATCAACAACATACGCACTAATATCACTTGCACTTGTAGATGCTGGATATGTTTGTGAGAATGTTAATTGGTTTGTATTTGGGTCAGTGTATGACACACCTACAAATACTCCTACTGGAGTACAAGCTGTAGTTCCTGTGTCTTTTTCGACAGTACCAGAACTGACAAGCTTTACAAAATCTCCGTAGAATATAGCAGTGCCGTAACCGGAAGCTATCTTGTAATGTCTAACTTTTCCTGTAAAAGAGCCATTAGAACTAAGACAACCTACTGGTTCTGCACCCATTGGGGTAGCTGAAGCAGCCATATAATTCTCCTAAAATTTTTAAAAGAGGGCTTCTAGCTAAATTATTATTTAGTTATTTGCCACCAAATGAGGTTCTCGTTTTGCGGTCTGGTTTTAACATAGGCATACGAGGGTCATTTTCTTTTAAATAGTTATTATCAACGGCTTCCATTTGTTCTCTTGCAACTTTTCTGTAGTATTCATCTCTTTGTTCCATTAACTCTCTAGGAGCTTTACAAAGTAATAAACCGCCTACTTCCATGTTGCCTTTCTCAGCCCATTCAGAATCCACATCACAAACTAAATGTAATTCAGGGTGGTCCTCTGCTCTAACAGGTTCCCAACCTTCTCTAAATTTAGAACTAACATTTACATTATTAGGTTTTCCTAATATTGATGTAGCTATCCACCTAAATACCCAGCCATCTTGCGGTGTTGGATTAGGTAGTTTTGATTGTGGCTCCCAAGGTTGAGTTCTTTTTTCAGACTCTCTGGATTCCGATTCTCTTGCAGCTCTTGTAACTTCTTCAGTTACATTTTCATTATCAGCCATTCTGCACCTCCTTGGCGAGTTGTTTGGCATATTGTTCTGGTGTTAAACCCAAACGCCTTGCGAGAGCAACTTGGGTTCCTGTCAACTGTACTTTGCGTGGCATAGCACCATTGTTTCTTGTCGCTGGTGCTACAACATTCGATGGTTTTTTGGAAATCACAGTTTCAACAACTTCTTCGTTGCCGACAGATATTTCTTCTTCTCCAAAAAATTCAGGAAATTTTCCACGCATACGCTTGTCAACTTCCTGATAATACTGGTCGCTAGTAGGATATATGCCCTCATCTTGTATTAGAGTTTCATGTAGCCCATAAGCATAACCAGTCATGTCTTTATGTTCTTTATTTCCAAACCAAGTATTTTTTTGCAACCACTCTACTGCCTTTGGGTCAGGTGGAGTGTGTTGTTGTACTGGTTGTGGTTGTTGTGCAACATTTTGTTGTTGCATTTGTTGCATTTGCTGTTGTCTAGCTTCTGTTTGCTGTTGATAGTAGTTTAATTTTTCGTTAGCACTTTTTGCATCTACTTGTGCAGATAAAATCTTTTCATTAGCAGCTAACATTTTATCTGTATCACCAGCTTCATAAGCTTCTTTAAATTCAGCTTTACCCTGCTCTAATTCTGCAGTAGCTTTAGCTGATATTTGTCCAAGTAAAGCTTCTTCTCCTTTGTTAATTAAAGCAGATAATCTTTTATTTTCATCTTGGATTTTTTGAGCATAACCAACGGCTTCATCTCTTAATTTTTCTGAAGCTTCTTTAGCTCGTCTTTCTTCGTGATAGTCGTATTTAATTTTATCAATTCTTTTTTGGACTTTTTCACTAATACCATCTATTTCTTCTTCAACTCCATCAGTTGTAGTTTTTACTTTAGGTGGTCTTCTATCCTCTGCAGGTCTATCATCTATAACTTCTACTTGAAGTTCATCTGTAGATTCTACTTTGGGTTCTTTTTCAAAGGTGGTTTTAACACCAAAGAACTTTTCTTCTTTAGAAGATTGCGGTGCTTGTTCCGTAACTTCTTGATTTGCTGTAGTATTTTCACTCATATTAAATTACCTTTACAATACCTCTAGGGTCTTCGACAACAGCTTCTACACTGTCATCATTAATTAAACGAAATTCTTTTCCATGTACTTTAAATCTAGTACCTGAATAAGAACGCATAATAATCCAATCGCCCTTTTCACAATAAGGACCATTTGGAAATCTTTTTTTATCTTGATAACAGTCATCTCCCATATCCAGAATAAAACCACAAATAGAACCAACTTCTTCAACTTGTAATGTTTGTGAAGCTTTGATAATTCCACCTTTTGTTTGTTCTTCTGGCTCTGGTAGAGCTATTAAGATTTTGTAACCTTTTGGTATTGGTAATTGTTTTGCTGTTCTTTCTTCAACTTGTTTAGTTTTTTGTTGACGATTTGTAACAACTTTTGCAGGTTTAGTCATATTTTTCTCCTTGCACTAGATTAAGGTCTAGGTCCTTGCGTCATTGTTGACGATTTGCTATTTCCTGTAGGTCGAGTATATCTCTTTCTACTATAGCGAGTCCAGCAATTACACCTGTTAAATGTCTGTACTCTTCAAAATTTTTGCACCCACCACCTGATAGATGGTCAGCGTGTTCGTTCATATGTTCTCTAATTTTTTTTCTTAGAGCATCTATAAAATTTGTATCTGATGCAGCCATTAATCTTCTTTATCTAATAAAGTCTCCGCTATATCTTTGCCTATCTTAGCACCTTCTATGCGTTCTTTACTAGATATTTTTGCATTATCTGACGCAGCATCATAACCAATCTTAGCACCAGCTATTCGTTCTTGTGATGCTATTCTTTCTTTTTCTATCTCTTCGTTGGCTTTTGCTTTTTGTAAATCAAGTGCTATTCGTTCTGCATCTGCTTTCATTTTTCTTTGTACTTCAGCTTCTCTAATAGCTAGTTCTTTTTCTCTTTGTTGTATTACAGGGTCTTCTAGTTTTTCGTTTATTTCTTCTGCTCTTTCTTCTGCTTTACTTCCAGCTAATACTCTTTCTGCAGCTTCAGATACCAGTTCTGATAAACGCAATTCAATATCTTCTGGTAGCGGTTCATCAGGTGGTGGTAATGGAGCACCAAGTTGTTTTTCAATTTCTTTACGATATTGAAAGGCAATATGCTCTGTTACATGGTCTGTAAATGCAGCTAAAATTCTGGAAGCATTTGGACTTTGCCCAATCATTTCTCGCATTTTTGGGTCTTCCATAGCAGACATATGAACTTTAATATGTGCTTCATGGTCTTGATAAATAAATGCTTTAACAGGTTTACCATTAAGTAGATTCATATTTTCTGATACAGGGTCTGTTGGTGCTATTTCAGTTTCAAGCGGTACAATCTTATCTGCATCTTGAATACCTAGTACATCTAACATTTGTCTGTGTAACTCTTGCATATTATACAGTTCAGGAGCTTGTGTAGATAACTGTAAAGCTGCTTGATACTGCATAATTTTTTGTGCCTTAGTAGAAGCGTTAGGGTCTGATACAGGTACTACATCTACTCTGCCATCAAAATCTTCTTTTAAAAGTTCTTTACCTTTTATTTGATAAGGATATTCTGTTGGACCAAAATCAAATATTATTCTTGATAGTATTCTTAACTCATGCTTCATAGAATTGTGTATTCTTGATTGCACTGCACCTATAACTTTTAAAGACCTTTCTAATAAAGCAAGTGTTGTACCTACAGGAGCTTGGCTACTCATGTCAGATACTTTTAAATCAGCTAGTGAAGCAAATCTTCTACCTTCTTCTACTAAGTTTTGTAACAAAGTATATAAAGTTCCTGATGGTTCTTTGTAAGGTAAGAATGTAATATTGTCTTTAATTGCACCACCGGGTACATCAACATCTCTAAACTCACCCGGCATAATAGGAGTATCATCTCCTTTAATTCTTAGTCCTCTGGATTTTAAACCGCCCGGTAAATTAGATAATGTACCAGCATCTACTAGCTGTCTTAATAAACTTGTAGCAGATTTAGATATACCGCCTATCAAATGTATTAGTCCAAATCCATAAAATCCTAAACCCGGTAAATATTGATAGTGAACATAATGTTCTCTTTTCTTTTTCATAGGGTCATCTTCTAAATAATTCCTACGAATAGCTAAGATAACTCCAGATTGTAAATCTAAAGTTACTACATAAGGCAAGGCTATGCCTGTTATTTTACCATCTTTTCTATCTTCAAAACCTTTAATATCAAGCTCTACTTGCATTTCAAGTATGGTATGTCTTTGGTCATTTTCGTAACTTTGACTAGAACCTGTAAGTTCGTTGTATTTAGATTGTATATTGTTTAGTTCATCACTAGGAGCTTGTAGCTCAACATCTCTATAAAATCCTATAACTTGTAGCTTTCTAACATCATTAGTTGCTTTTTTCATTACATGAGTTGCTCTTTCACAAGTGCTTAAATCAGATGCACCATAGCTAACTACAAAATCTTCAGCAGGAACAAACATACTTGCAGGTCTGCCTAAACTTGGGTCGTAATATATTTTTCTAAATGCAGAACCAGCTAGTGGTAAATTAAATAATAACTTTTCTGTTTCTGTTCTGTACTCACTCATTTTTTCTGTGAGTAAATAGTTTAGATAATCTTTAACTCTTTCAGACTGTTGTTGTTTTTCTGCATCTATTTCGCCAACAATCTTTGTATCTACAGGACCTTTAGCTGGAAATATTTCACTTACACATTCAGCTTGAAAACGCACTACAGATTCTGTTAATAAAGGGTGAAACACACCACAAGCACCCTGCCAAGGCAGAGTTCTTTCTTCAATTTTTAAACCTAGTTGGTCTAATCCTTTAGTATATGTATCTTCCCAGTCTTTTCTTGATTCTTTGTCTGCATTGAAATAACTTACAAGTTCACTAGATAGTAGCTGTAGTTCAGCTTCTTCCATAAACTCCGCAATATTATCATCAAAGTTTGGTGTGCCTAATTCAGCACCATCATCAAAATCTATAATTAAACCACCATCTTCTGTTGCTATTGCAACTTCATCAGGGTTAGTTACTAAAACTTCAACAGGAGAATCTTTGTATTTTTTTTCTGGGGTTTGTAATGGTTTTTCTGCCATCTAATCTCCTAATAATAATTGGCTTCTCTAGGCGGTAAATCTTCTTCATCTTCGTCAGAGTGTAGAGGAATAAAACCACCTTGTCTAAATCTTATTAATGCTTGGGTTGATGAGTCAACTAAATCGTCATGGTCTCCAGACGGAAAAGAAGCAAACTCTTCTATAACTTCTTCTGCAAACTTTCTATCAGGTGCCCAAACAATACCAGATGCAAACAAATCAGCAACAGCATTAACCCTTGCTATTTTGTCATTACCACGACTAGGCGTATATTCTGATACGGGTATTCCCATTTGCCTAAGTTCAAAGATTAAAGGCATACCTGCAGCTTTAGCTTCTACAATAAAAGCTTCTGGTTGCCAACTTTGATACATTTCAAAAGCTTTCTTTTTTAATTCTGGAAACTCTAGTCGTTCTTTATACGCATCTAACAAAATTAAATTGGGTTGTGTTACACCTGTATCATCAGGTTGGTAAAACACACCCCATGTTGTACACGCAGAGTAGTCAGAACGCTGTGTCTTTAAAAAAGCTGTATCCCATGACTGAATAATAAAGTCGCATTGTGGGGGATTATCGTACTCCCACTCACGCCACCATTCTCGTTTTATAATTGCAGACTCTTCTGCAGTAGGATTTTGTTGGTATTGTGCAGACCACTTAGATAAAGGTAGTTCTGCTCGTAGCTTTTCTAGTTCTTTTATATCCCAAAACTCTTGCCACAAGCTTTTACCTGATGGCAATATTGCAGGAAACTCTATAACTTTCCAATCATCAACACCTTCTCGTTGTGCTGAAGACTTTAGTATTTGCCCAGTCAGGTCCCGTTTGTGCCATCTTGTCATAACAATAATAATCGCACCACCGGGCTGCAGACGCTGACGGGGACCAGATGTATAGTATTCATACACCTTGTCAAACACAGAGGGGTCATTACTTTGTCCCTCTTGTTCTGAATGTGGGTCATCTATGATAAGCAAGTCTGCACCTTTACCGGTTACAGCACCGCCTACACCAATCGCAAAGTACTCTCCGCCTTTGTTTGTATTCCAACGACCAGCAGCTTTACTGTCAGCTTGTAAACCCACACCATCAAAAACTTTTTTAAAATCTGCAGAACCAACAAGGTTTCTAACCTTACGACCAAAACCCACAGCAAGTTCTGCAGTGTGAGCCACTTGGATTATCTTCTTTTCTGGAAAGCAGCCTAAAAACCAAGCGGGTAATAGATAAGAAGCAAACTCTGATTTAGTATGTCTAGGGGGCATATTTATAATCAATCGTTTTAACTTGCCATTTTTAACATCATTGAAAGCATCAGACATAATCTTATGATGATAACCCTCAATAAAGGCAGCCCACATTTCTTTAACAAAAGAAAGAAAGTTATCAGAACAATCCTCTCTGCGTTTAGCAGATTCATATTGGGACAAAAGTTCTAATAGGTCTTTCTGTTGTTCGGGGGGAAGTTTGTTTATCTTATCAATATCAAACATAGTTTGCGGTACCTTTAAGTTCTACTGGAGTAAGTAAATAGTAGAGGAGTAAATTATGAATAACTAAGTATAAAGATACCGCAAAACTTTCTAGTATATTACTAGTTCTAGTAATAATACTATATAAACTAAAATCTAGTGTATTACTCTCTAGTAAATCACTAGGGGCAATATACCCTATTATGAACATGGTTTCATATCTTCACAGATTCGTCAATAGTTTTTTCAACTTTTTTAAAAGGACTGTTTCTAGTGCTCATCACTGTACGCCATCTATTAGGTTGCATAGTAACCCAACCACCATCTTTAAGTCTATGTATCATAGCGTGTATAGTGCTCTTAGAAGATAAACCTAATGCGTCAGCTAAAGCATCAAGACTAGGACCGCAGCCAAACTCTTCCCAGTATTCTTCTATGGTTTCTAAAAGTTTTAATTGTTTACTTGTCATAATATATATCCCCCCCCTGTATGGGACCCTAGAACATTATACGAACATTCCTATAAAAACGCAATATGTAAGTTAGTCAGAAATAAAAAAGGGGTACCCCCCTATGAAAATTATGAAATTATATGTACAAAATAGTATGTACCCTAGACACACAAAAATTTTTATATGCGGGGGGTGGGGAGGGGTGGGGTTAATCCATATGGAAAAAGGGTTTTGCTGATAGTGAGTACTTACTTGTTAAACATTGATTGTATCTTCTGTTCTAACTCTAACCTTATCTCATCTGATGATTTATTGCTTGTGGTTGTTTCTAGTCTTTCAGTGAACAGTGCCACCTCTGACACTTTGCCTAGCAGTTCCAATGCCCTTATCCTAGATGCTTCGTTGTTCTCTGTATTCAATGCTTCTTTCTGTAGCTGTTCCAACACCATCTGTCTAAGAGATAGCCCTGTAGTGGAAGCATACTCACTCTTACGCCTTAATCCTTGCTTTACCCTTTGGGATACCTTGGGGCTACTCATAAGCTTAGATGCTTCTGTCCATATGCTACTATCTTTCATATTCTCTGTGCTGTATGCGTTGCGATAACTCTCACTTGCTGTCATACCTGATAAGACCCCTTGAACAAATTTTTCTTGCTTGGGAGTAAGCCCTGATATGTTAGTTATATTATCCTTGTTATTCTTGTCTTTATTGCTCATATCTATGTATTAATCTATTAATATTTAAAATTATTTTGATAGTGCTTACTATCACTGCAGTCCTATTATACGCTTACTTCGTAAGCAACAACAACTATGTTAACGAACATTTGTAGTAAATAATTACACTTTTTTATTGACACGATACCCCACATAAACTAACATACGCAGTGTTGAGGGATTGATGAGACCCAAAAAAGCGAAGAAAAAGTAGCTAACTCCCCTTTCCAAGACACCCATAACGAGACATCTAGTTCTCCTTGAAGTTGGGCTTCGCAACGAAGCAAAACGATTTGGGTTGCCTAGAGCAACACAAGGTATCGGGGAGACAAACAGAACGGGCTAAACTGGAAATGCCTATCGTGAAAAATCCGAGCATCAAGCTTTTGTGCGTTTATCCAGTATCCCGACAGTGTTGCCTTTGATGGTTCAATACCGATTTTGCGGAGAATGTAGCGGTTCTACCCTTGATTGAGTTTTTAAAACTGGCTTAGTGTCCTACTGAACATGGAACGGGGTGTAGCAGTAAAAGTGCTAATTCTGATGGTGTAGCAAAGTCTTTCTCTAGGGGCTAAAAGGTGTTGTGTGTAGTCAGAAAATCCCATGCTGTTGTGAGTTTTTTGCTTATGTATTAACGATTTAATATTTGATTATGTCCTTGAATTAACAAGCTGAACGAGTATCCGCAAGGGTACAAGAAACATAACGGAGAAAATATGAGTTTTAATACAGCATACATAACAACATCAAGACATGGTACAAAAGATTATACGAATGGGCTTGATGAGATAGTAATTTCAAAAGAGATAGATTGGAACGATGACAATAGAAAAGATGAATTGGTATTTGGGAAATACTATGCTACTAAAGAAGAAGATAAGAATAATAAAAATCTTTATAAATTAGAGTATAGAAGTCAATTTGGCTTTGTTTTAAAGCCATATAACGAACATAGACCAAATTTAATTGGGGCTATGAATAATGGAGTAATTGCTGAAGTACCATTTGATATTTGTAAACAATTAAAAGCATTTGTTGGTTATCCAATATCTAAATATATGCCTGTTCACGATAGATATGAAACGCAAAAACAGTACGATATGAATTTCAGATAAACCTATTGATAAGCAACACAGAAAGGTGGCGAAAACAAGGGCTGTATGTCCTTGTTCTAGGTAATTATATTAATTTTTATAGGAGTAAATATGAGTGAATTTAATCAAGTAAAATACTTAAAGAAATGTTTGAAAGAAGCAAGAGGAAAATTAGCATATGCAGTTATGGAAGATATGTCTGATTTTATAATCAAAAGCTGTGAAGATTCTTGTAAAGCAATTGCTGAAGCATTAGAAGATGCTAAATTTTTAGAAAGTAGAAAAGCGGATTTTGAATAATATCAAGATTTAAACCTATTGATAAGCAACACAGAAAGGTGGCGAAAAAGCGGACACTTGTTCGCTTTCTAGGTAAATTTTTAAAGGAGTAAAAATGAAAGCAAATATTTATAAAATTAAATCAAAACAATTTAAGGTTTTTAATGGTATGACCATCAAGGCTTTAAATCCAGCAGAAGCGAAACAAGAGTTTAAAAATCTTGTTCAGCTTGAAACTAACGAGGTTGTGAAAAGCAATCAATTTAAAATTACGCTGAAATATGCGGGGGTAAATTAAATATGAAACAAAGTATAAATGAATATCAATTTAGAGATGCCTTTCATAAGATGGGTAGAGGAGAACAATTTTCATATGATGGGCTTAAAGCTTTATATGATTATTTAGAACAGCTAGGAGATAACACGGGCGAAGAAATAGAACTAGATGTTATCGCCTTATGTTGTGAGTATGCCGAATATCAATGTCTTGAGGACTTTCAAAAAGATTATGGGAAACGACATTACAAATCTATTGAAGATATAGAAGAACGAACAACAGTTATACAATGTGGTTTGGTCGGATTTATCATTCAACAATTTTAATTAAATAAGGAGTAAGTATGGAAAAGAGAATAATTGTAAGACCTGAAAATGTATATGGAAGAACTTTGTATTATCCAGTTTGTGATATTTCAAAAATGTTCTTGAAGATACAAGGCGGTAAGACATTATCATTCGATACTATCAGCGTTTTAGCAGATGCTGATTTTAATATCGAAGTGGAAGCGATAATGCCAAAACTTCATAATAATTAATAAAGCGGGGGGCTATGGTTTATCCGTAAGCTTTCATATTGGCTGTAGCCCCTTTGCTTTCCTGATAGTAAGTACTTACTTTTAATACTGTCCTACAATATTGGTAATTGTAGCTGAATGAGATACCACGAAACAGTATATTGTTTAGAAATATTAATTTGTTTCTATTGGAGTAATTATGAAATTATTTAATGATTTCAAAAAATTTCTTTCTGACATGAGAGGGTTAGAAAGATTTAACTGGTATGTATTGAAGCCTTTGGCTTTAATATTTGTATTAATAGCTTTTAGCATTTTTTAGGAGTAAGTAAAAATATGAAAGCAAAACAATTAGAAAAAAGCTTAGAGAAGTTAATCTCTATTAAACAGCCCTGTTTCATATGGGGCGGTGTTGGTGTGGGTAAATCAGAGATTGTCCACAAAGTAGCTAAAGATATGGGCTATAGGATTGAAGATGTAAGAGTTGCATTGTTAGACCCTGTAGACCTTAGAGGTGTGCCTAGTGTTGAAGATGGAAGAACTGTTTTTAATCCGCCTGTATTTTTACCTACTGATGAACAGCCTAAAACATTGTTGTTTCTTGATGAACTTCCGCAAGGCAGTCCATCTGTACAGAACGCATTGTTTCAGCTAATCAAGGATAGAAAACTTGGCGAGTACACATTACCTAAAGATACTGTAATAGTTAGTGCGGGTAATAGAGTACAAGACAAGGCGGGGGCTAACAGAGTTAATACCGCTTTGGGAGATAGGTTTGTTCACTTGAACTTAGATGTATGCCATCAAGAATGGATTGACTGGGGCATTAAAACTAAGAAGATAAAACAAGAAGTATTATCCTTTATCTCTTGGCAAGGCGAAGATTATTTATATCACTTTGATAAAAATGCTTCAGTCAATGCAACGCCTAGAGCATGGGAATATACAAGTAATGTATTGGCTACTGACCCTGATAAAGACATAGAGCAAGAACTTTATGCGGGTATTATTGGCGAGGGTATAGCCCCTGAATTTATAGCATTTGTTAGAAGATTTAGGAACTTACCTAGTGTTGATGTTCTGTTAAAAAATCCTGAAGATATTTTACAAGACTTAGAACTTAAATCAGACATGATTTATATGATTGTTGGTGTTCTAGCAAAAAATATGAATAAGGATAATATCCAAAAGTACTATGAATTTCTAAGAGATACGCAAGATATTCAAGATGAGTTTTTAGTTATGGCTATGACTATGGCTACAGCTAGAGATGAAAGCTTGAAGAAAACAAAAACATATATTGATTATGAAATTGATTATCAAGATATTGGGGCTTAACAGCCCCTTGTCTATTAACCCATTAATATTTAAGGAGAAACTATGGCTCAATTAAGAGACAAAGCATTATTGATTGAACTTCATTTGAAGAAATGGAGTGGAGTAAAAACTGATAAATCATTAAGAGATGAATTAGCTAATAATCATTCTATTGATGAGACTAGAATTTCAGTCAACAAAAAACTAACTAACAGCCCTATCTTGAAAAAAATCAAAAAGATTGATGGCAAGATAAGAACTGAATGTATCTATAGCGGGGCGGGTTATAGCGGTTATTGTTTGGCTTGGGATAATCAAGGTACTTATCTATTACCCATTGAATTAAAAGATAAGTTTGAAAGAGACTTCGTTGGTTGGCAGAACGAAAGAGAAAAATTAGTAAAAGATTTTGTTAAACAATATGACAATATTATTGCAGAAGCTAAGACTGATTTAGGAACTACTTTTAATATTGATGATTTTCCTAGTAGAGATGAGATAGAAGATTTATTTGAGTGTAGCATCTTAAAGAAACCTATCCCATCAAGTAATGATATTAGAGTTAATCTTCCCGCCAGTGAGATAGCAGAGTTAAAAGCAAATGCTAAAGCTGAAGAAGATGCGAAGATGCAAAAGATAACTGGGGCAGTTGTTGATAAGGTTCAAGGTGTATGTAAACACTTTGCAGATAAGATTGATAGCGGAGAAACATTTAGAGATAAAACTGTTGATAAGCTTATTGAACTTTGCGAAGTGCTACCCGCATTGAATATAAATGGAGATGCAAATATTCAGTCAGCACATCAAAAAGCTATGGATACTTTTCATGGTAAAGATATAACAGCAGATAAAGTTAGAAATGATAAAGAGTTAGCTAAAGAATTATCTAATACAGCTAAAGATATTGTTTCTGATTTAGATACTAAAGGGGGTTATTTTGACTAACGATATTGATAAAAAAGCAAAAAACATAATGACTAAAGCTAGGGTTCATTTGTTAAAAAATAATCCTTTTTATGGAAAACTTGCTATGGATTTAGATTTTGTTGAAAGCAAAAAGTTTGACACTATGGCGGTTGATGGACAGAGAATATTCTATAACCCTGACTTTGTGCATAAGATTACTTTTCTTGAAACAGTTGGAGTGATAGCCCATGAGGTACTTCATGTTGTCTTTAAACATCATTTGCGTAGGAACGACAGAGACCCTTTCTATTGGAATGTTGCGGGAGACTATATCATCAATTACATTTTAAATGATGAGGGCTTTATGCTTCCTGAGGGTGGCTTACTTGACTATTCTTACAAGGGTTCTACTACCGAGAAAGTATATGAAGATGTCTATAAAGAAAGCGATAAGCAAGATGCTAATACTGATGGCGGAGACAATACATCTGATAGTGAAGATGATGAAAGAAAATCTTTATCTAAAAGAATGTGGGGCGAAGTCATAGATGCAGTCATTGAAGAAGTTGAGGGTGTATCTAACGAAGAACAAATAGAAAAGTTAGAACAAGAAATAAACGCTAAAGTCATTGATGCAACGCAAGTATCTAAGACTATGGGTAAAGGTGGAGATGCTTTTAAATCTATTATGGATATGGTTAGAACGCAGTCTGTATCTTGGGAAGAAGTGTTAGGTAATTTAATATTAGATAAGACTACTTCTAACGATTATAACTTTAATACACCTAACAGAAGATATGTATATCAAGATATGTACTTACCATCTGTTGAGAAAAAGCCTAACCCTAAAGGTGTGATTGCTCTTGATATTAGCGGGAGTGTAGATAAAGAAACTATGGCTATGATGCAAGATGCAGTGAATAACATTGTTCCTGTTGCTAACTTTGAAGAACTAACAATTCTTTATTGTGATGATTGCATAAGGCAAGTTGATACATTTCATGGTGGAGAAGAAGTTGAGTTGGATTATATTCGTGGTGGCGGAACAGACTTTGAGCCTGTATTCAAATATATAGATAAGGAACTTGATAACGAGGTTGCTTTTCTTGTTTACCTAACTGATGGGTGGTGTTGGGATATACCTAGTGAGCCTGAATATCCTGTGATATGGGCGACAACGGACACTGACCATTACTTTAAGGATAAATTTGGAGAGGTTGTTTATGTTGAATAACCTATTTATTAACACATTAATATTTATAAATAAGGAGTGAGTATGAAAAATAAGTATTTAATAATTAGCAAAAGAAATGGAGACTTAGGTATTAACAAAGATGGATTTGTTCAATATCGTAATTTTTCTGATGAGCCATTAGTGATGGTGGTTGAAGAAGAAACTCCATTCACAAAACAAGATGCATTTAATGAGTTTGCATCTATGGTAGAAACTACAGAAGAAAGAAAATTAAATATTAACCATTTTAATATTTTCAGTGGGGCTGACATTGATGATATTAAATATTACTGGGGGGCTTAGAATGAATAAAGAAAAACTAAAAAAGATAGCAGACAAGTTTGTTATGGAAAGAGAACAAGAGCAGTTGGAATATCCTGTTGAGGATTATTCCGCAGACAAAGTTATTCTTTATCACGGAACTAATACAGATAACCTTGATAAGATACTTGAAGATGGGCTGTATCCTAGAGGAAACAACGAGGGTAATTGGGAACATACCATACGCAGTAGAAATGATATGGTATATCTAACGAACTCTTACGCAGTTTACTTTGCTATGTGTTCAATACCTAAAGATAGCAAGGCAAGTCCTGTAGTCCTAGAAGTAGAGGTTGATACAAAAAGTCTTTACCCTGATGAAGATTTTATGGAACAAGCCACAAGAAATAATGCTATGTGGCAAGATTATTTTATGTCTATTGGACATGAAGATATGACAGCTAGAACCGAATACTTTAGAGATAACATATCTGAATTTCAAGATGATTATACTAACAGTTTAAAGCATCTAGGTAATGCCTGTTATTTTGGGGAGATTAAACCTGAAAGCATCAAAAGATATTCTGTCTTAGATGTTGGTAAAGTTTGGGAACATTCTGACCCGACAATAACTTTAATGAATTATAAAATTTTAGGTAGCAAATATAGAAAGCTATCCAAAAAATTAATGTGGGAAGAACCCCTATCTATTAACCAAGTAATATTTAATAAGGAGTAATTATGTATTTAGTAAATAATAACAACGAACTTTTGCAAGAGATGATTGAATCTAATATGCAGACTTGTAATCAAATCTATACGCAAATAGATAGAACGCCTAAGAAAAAAAGTGATGCTGACTTTATGTTAGTTAAATCATTTAATACTTTGGTTGAACTAAATCAAATGGCTTTAGATATTCTATATCCTGAACGACATAATAGCGGAGACATACCTAAACCTAAACACTTGGTATTCAAGCAGACACATACTGATAACGAAGATGTAGTTGAGATAGTAGAAGTAGAAGCTGAAACTTTAAAACAAGAATTTAACTGGGAGAAGTAATGAGTAGATTATTAACAGATATTAAACACTGTGAAGATTGCGGGTGTAAAACAAATGAATTATATCTTACACCTGATGGAGAAATACTATGTGCTGACTGTGAAGCAGACTACAACGAAGAAGTAATAAAAAAAATAAATGGACATAATGGAGAAGAATGATGGAAAAATGGAGTGAAAAATAAACATGGAATATAAATACCCTATTGAAACTCATAACAGCGTGGGATTTAAAAATACATCTGACTTTAATAACGAAGCTTTTAATGATTATCTACATCAAGATAGACAAAATAATAGAAGTGGATATTTAACTTGCAGTTATGATGAGTTGAAAAACCTTTTAGGTAATCCAATAAAACTATCAGCTAATTTTATGTATCCTGAAACAGTTAAAAAAATGCAAGAATTATTTTGGAAAGATACTAATTACTTTCACTATCAATCGAGAGGTAAAGATTATTTTTTATCTGATGTGATTTGGTTTGTTAATCTTACTGACTATAAATATAAAGGCAGAAAAAATGCTGACTGGTTTACTATAAGAAACTTTGGTAATGGTATGAACATGGAAAGATTTTTAAAGAAAAACCATGCAAGATATTCTCATATTCATAGAAAAATGACTGATGCTTTTGAAGATAAAGTAGCGTATCTAAAAGATTATTATTCTAGGTACGCATCTGACAGCAAAACTTATGACAATGGATTTAATTCAGCTTCCATATGGTTAGACAAAATTATAAAAGACTTAGACAACGGGATACCTAACTATAATCCTGTTAAAACTAAAGACAATATTAACTGGTTAATATCTAAGTATGTATATCATGGAGACCAAACTTATAGAGAGATGAGTGATACACAACAGATATTAAATTATTACTTAGAGGAGAATAGAACATGAGTAATCAACATAACGAACAAGCTTTTGAAAAAGTAATGCAACAAGTAGAGCAAGATGATTCAAAAGGTTTGCTAGAAGAAGAAGTGCAATATGTTTCTAGTAGATATGGATTGCACGAAGATGATGATAGAGATGAAATATTATTTCATATCGCAGAATCATTATATGAAAACCATTATATATAAGGAGTAAAAAAATGGATAAAGAAAATTTAATTATAAAAATACAAAAGGATATAGTGGAAGCTGAAGCTATGTTAAAAGAAGCTAAAGATGAACTACAAAAACAACAAGACACATTGTTTTGTTTGAGAGTAGAAGCTAATACTCTTATTGAGGAAGCTAATAGCCTACCTAACGGAGTGAATGATGCAAACTAAAACAGCTTTTAAAAAACCAATAGTAAGTAAGAACTACTTTACAATTCGTATGCCTGATGATTTGCGTAAGCAAATACAAACTGAAGCTGATAAGAATTATAGAAGTTTATCTTCGCAAATAATCTTTATGCTTCAACGACAGATTGAACAGCATAATGACAAGTAGTTTTTGTGTTATCTAAATTAGAATGATACAAGCGATTTGATATTTGGTGTAGCCCCCTTTTCAAGAGAGCCATATCAGATTGCTTGTTGATTTCTTTATTATCACTAATCACTTTAATAACAAAATGACCGATATGTTTTTTATCTTTTCTAAACATATTGGTTATTTGTTTTAATCTCATTGACTTTAGTAATCTGTAAGATGATTGCTTTTCATCACTAGACCTACCCGCAAGAGACAAATTAATCCCACCCTGTCCTAATATCCCTGACTTAAAACATACATACAAAACAAACTGACCCGCATTATATTCTTTATCATCTATTAACGAGTTAATATATAACTTATCTATGATATTTTCTGTGGTGTTTCTACATCTAAGATACTTTGTACCTAAATCTTCTATCACAAAAGTTCCATGTTGATGCAGAAACTTAGTGCCTAAGTCAGTCGATTTAAAAGTCAAAGTCGTACCTTTCATCAAAGTTAATCTGTGTCATATCAGAATATACCCCCGTTGGTACATCATAGTCTAACATGGTTTGCCCCTGTTTACCTATCCATTTAAACCTACACTTCCAACAGTTTACAGATACCATATTATTTTCTTCTCTGTGTACTGTGATACCCACATCAGCTTTAGAAAACCACGAAGCAGAACCGCTAATATTATATCCAGTTGGTACTGGTATATTGCCTTTGCTATCGGGGTAAAGTTTCATTGGGTGTGCTACAAAAAATACATGGACATCATGTGCTTTCGCATACTGGGAAACTTTAGTAAGCATACGAGATATGCTATCAGTTTCGCTAAAACTTCTATCCATATCAATATAGTTGTACGGGTCTATTACAATACCTCTACAGCCCATCTGTCTTACAGCCCCTATACCTTTCTCTATGATACTATCTATCGTAGGATTTTCCCCGCCTGTAAAATCAATAAACAAAAAATGTTCTTCAACAAATCTAAGTGCGTTGTCTCTTTCATCTTCTGTCATGCGTTGAGTTGAACCACTAAAGAAAGATTTACCCACATACTTTTCTACAAGCTTTGCAATATGCAAGTCGGGTGGATTTTCAAAACTACAGATAGCAAACTTCCAATCTTCATTTCTTGCTAAGTTAATCATAAGTTGGTCTATGAACTCTGACTTACCCGAACTGGGGATACCTGTGATGATACTCAGTTGTCCACCTGCAATTCTAAATAACTCATCTACATTATTAAAACCTGTGGATATGCCTGTCATAAAACCCTTATCGTACAATTCAACAACACTGTTCTCGTAATGACTACTCTTATACAGAGAAGATAGAGGATATGGCTTGGCATTGTTTACAGCTTTTTGCAGTTTCTCTTTCCCCCCTTTTAACAAACATTCATTTGCATCTTTGTATTCATGGGGTATTTCAGCTAGGAACACTTTATTTTTTCCAATTCGTCTAGCTAATTCTTCTGTTAAAGCTTTCCCGCTTTCATCATTATCACAACATAAAACAATTTTTTTAATAGCGTCTAACTTTTCTGCTACTTCCCACACATAACTAAACTTCTTATCTTCCTCTGGAGATATTTTATTATTAGATACTTTCATTACAGCCCCATTGGGTACTGATACAGCACAATCTATACCCGCTTCATACAGTGCAAGTGCATCTAACTCTCCCTCACAAATAACTATTAAGTCGTTAATATTTAATTTATCAAATCCAAATAAACTTCTTGAAGCCCCATCTTGGGTAAAACTTTTTCCATCTATGCTACGCCATTTAACGGCTTGTAGTTTGCCGTTCACATGATAGGGAAAGCCTATCGCTTCCTTAGTGCCTACCCCATTAAACCCTCTTTCTTCCCATAAAATCCCATATTTTTTTGCAGTATCCTCTGAAATGCCCCTAGATTTAAGGAATTGTTTTTGTGTTTGTTTTATAGTACCTCCGGCTGTGTTTTTTACTTCGGGTTCTTTCAACACAGCTATAGGTTTTGTTTTTTTTGATGTGAAGTTAGTTGGTTGTTTGTTCATGTTTACTGCCCCTTGTAGTTGGCAGTGCCAACAATGATATAAAATTTTATCCCCATCTCTTGTAAGAGAGAGGGTCTTTTCGTGTTTCTTTTTTCGCATATGACTACAAGATGGACAGACTAACCTTTTGTTTTGTCCATCATCTAAGTATTCATCATTGATAATGTGTTCTTGGATTTGCATACTTACTCCTTTTAGGTTTATACTATTTATTCTAGTGAATAACTAATATTAAATATATAGTGTATTACTAATCTAGTAATATACTAATCATTCAAATTTTCTCTTTGCCAAACAGTAGCTGATATAGAGGAAATAATATCTTCAGATAATTTCTTTTTGTTTTTGGCATTTAATAAGCCTAATAAAGATTGTCTTATTGTATGAGGTTGAATACCAACAATACTGCAAACTTCAATAAATTCTTTTGATGTAATCCAATCAACAGCATCTTCGTATTTCCTTTTATTATTACTGGCAATATCTCTGATGGCTTGGATAATCACTGATAGATAAATTTCTTTTAGTTTATTCATAAAAAAATAATTTTAAATTCATATTGTATTTAATAATAAAATTCATATAATAACAAGTAGTAAGTAAATAAATTGAGGACTTAATTTTATGCAATATAAAATCGAAGATAACATTCCCATACCATCTATAACTAGAAAGCCTAGAGACAACGCATTGTTAAACGCATTATCTAGCCTAGAAGTTGGACAGTCTTTTGTTATACCTATACCTAAAGATGGAACTACTGAAGTTCATAAGGTTAGAAACAAATTAAACTATACAAGACTAAAGCTTCCAAAAGATTTTGAATTTACTACAAGAGAAATAGGTTTAGGTATTAGGGTATGGCGAACACAATAACCAACAAATATAATTTACCACAGACTTTAGTAAACCTTGCTGAAAGCAGAGATTATTCTAGGGGTAATTCACATAGAAGTATTACTCAATTAATTGATGCCCCGCAAATATCAGTACTAAGAATGATTAACGAGAACAGAATTACTGAAGATGTGGTTGATACTTTTTGGGCTAATCTTGGTTCGGCATTACATCACATTACAGAGAAAGGGGCAGATGATAAACACTTAGTTGAAGAAAGGTTGTTTGTAGATGTAGAGGACTGGATTATATCAGGGGCTATAGATGTACAGAGACTAGAAGATGATAACTCTATTACGATTATGGATTATAAGTTTACGAGTGTTTGGGCTGTAAGAAATCCTAAATTGGACTGGGAACGACAATTAAATTGCTATGCTTATTTAGTAGAAGCAAATAAAAAAGTAAAGATTAAAGAATTACAAATCATTTGTTTCTTACGAGACTGGAATAGAAACAACGCTAAAAGAGATATGAATTACCCACAACAGCAGATAGTAGTTGTGCCTATAAAACTATGGGATTTTGAAGAACGAAGTAAGTATGTAGCTGATAGGGTTAGAACGCATCAAGAAGCCCTACAAGACTACATGAATGGAAAAGACATGGCAGAGTGTACCTTTGAGGAAATGTGGAAAAGAGAGGACACATACGCAGTTAAGAAAAAGAAAAACAAAAGGGCATTAAAAGTGTTTGAAATTGAAACAGATGCGAAAGAGTTTGCAAAAGAAAAGGGAGAGGAGTACGAAGTAGAATATAGAGAGGGAGTTGCTGTTAGATGTGAGGATAACTACTGCAAAGTTAATCAATGGTGTCCTCAATATCAACAAGTATTAAAGGGTTAATATTTATGGTAAATGAAATAGAGAGAAAGATTTTAGGTTTTATGCAGTTGTTATCAAAAGAAAACTTACCGCACATAAAAGTTGTGATGGAAGATGATAGGACTGTATCAATACAAGATTATTCAAATGTGATTGTGAGAACAACACAGATGAGTTTTGACCAGTTTGTATCTACTGATACGAAACTTTTAATTCAAATAGCGAGGAGTATGCAAAATGAAAAAAGAAGTTGAACAAGTTGTTAAGTCTGAAAACGATTTAACTTTTAAAGAAATATGGGATAAATTGAGTGCGATTGATGTATCTGAATATACAGAGCAAAAGATGAACTTAACTTATTTATCTTGGGCTAGAGCAGTAATGCTTGTGTCTAATGTTTATGAGATGAAGTACAAGTTTTGTGATATTAACGGACTACCTTATAGGTTGTTGCCTGATGGTAGTGCAGAAGTTATTACAGAAATAACTATAGGCAAACACAAAAGACAGATGGCTTTACCCATCATGGATTACAAAAACAATCCTGTTAAAGATATAGATGCAAGACAGTTGAATGACAATCGCATGAGATGTCTTGTTAAAAACTTAGCCATGTTTGGTTTAGGCATGAGTGTATTTGCACAATGGGATAATCATTTACCATCTGAAGAAAAAGATAAAAAGCCTGATGTTAAAGACAAACATGATGAAGCTTGGGCTAAGTTGTTTGCTGAAAGCATGGAACTATTAATCAAGAAATCTAAAACAGTTAGTGATTTAACAAGTCTATATACTAACGATACCAACAAACCGCAGTTTAATATTTTAAAAGAAAGATATGCAGATATATCTGATGAGATATTAAATAAATTTAAACTAAAGAAAACAGAACTAGAAAATAAGGAGAACTAATATGTCTGATTTTAGAAATGAAAAACCAAAACAAGTTTGCTACATCTACAAGAATGGATTTAAGAGCAACGACAAACAGCCTGACTTTAAATCAACAATAAAGATTACACCTGACTTCTTACAGCAGATGGTAAATTTTATTAAGAATGATGGTAGGGTTGAAAAGGGAGTTGATATTTCAGTTGCCATGTGGAACAGAATATCGAACAACGAAAAGAAAACTGAATACTATTACACTGTTCTTGAAATAGATGATTACCAATTAAAAAAAGAAATGGCATCTCAACAAGCAATAGATAGTGTTAATGCAGAAAGCAGTGATAAGTTTGAAGATGATGAACAAATCCCGTTCTAGCATAGAAAGAAGAAGAATACCTAAACACCTTAGACATTTATCCGATAAGGTATTAAAAGCATTGTTCTATTTATTTAGAGATAAGTTTTAATGTCTAAGGGTAGTAGAGATAGAACTAAAAACAGAGATAAGTTTAAAGAAAACTTTGATAAGATTTTTAGTAGAAAAAAAACAGACATAACTAAACTAAAAAATGTATGGGAAGAAACATCTTCTAAAAAATGTGTTAGTTGTGATAAGAAATATCCTAGTGATTACTTTCCAACAAAACAAAAAGCATACAAAGTTTTTAGATTAGATATTTGTAAGGAATGTTATAAAAAATAATGACAGAAAGAACAAGAGATAAAAGATATTTAGCTTATGTCAGAAGAAGCGGTTGTTTAGTCTGTGGCAAAAAAGAAGTTGATGCACACCACCTAAGACATTCACAGCCTAGAGGTTGGGGATTAAAGAGTGGCGACCAGTGGGCAGTGCCTTTGTGCAGAGAACATCACATGGATTGTCATAGAACTGGTAAAGAAGCTAGATGGTGGGCTATGCATGGTATAGATGCTATCGCATGGGCTGAAATGAATTACATGGTATATGGAGAATACACAAGTCAAGAGGAGAATGAAGAAGATGAGTAAAACTTATAGAGTATATACAAAGTGGGTTGGTTATTCTGAAATAGAAGTTGAAGCCAAGTCTAAAGAAGAAGCTGGGGAAAAAGTATTAGATGGAGATTACTCTATGTTTAGGGAAGCTTCTACAGGTGGCGACCTTGATTATGGATTTGATAATGAAGAAATTACAGACATAGAAGTAATAAAAGATGATAGCTGATATTCTAACAGTGTTAATGTATTTAGGTGGTATATATATTGTGGCAACAATGATGTACTTAATTATTAAAGATGAAATAGATAAGAGGTAATATGACAATTAAAGTAAAAGAAACTTGGACTGAAATAGTAGAACGAGAAAATATTATTGAAGTAGATAGTATGGAAGAAGCTTGGAACAAAGAAATTAATTTAGGAGAGGGAGAGTTAGTTTCAATAGAACTTGATACTAATTCTATTGGATATGAAATAATAGAGGAGATAGATAATGGATTATGAAAACCAAATTAAGAAAGCAACAATTAACTTTGAAGCTGTCAAACTTACCATGCGACAAGACAAGCACGGATTTATATTAACGCTATCAGTACACCCTGATGATGTTCCTGAAAGTTTATTTAGGGATTGGGTTGGCTCTAGGTATCAAGTTGCTATGGTTCAATTAGATGATAATGAAGAACCTATAGTGCCAAAAGAAAAGACAGAGGGCGAAAGAGCAGTAGCGAGGGCGGGTTTAATGTGTAAAGATACTGACTTTCAGGATTTTGTTGCACAGAAATGCGGATTTCAGCAAGGAGTTTCTACTGAATTTGGCGAAAAAGAAACATCTGTATATGTAAGAGACTTCATTGGAGTTGAAAGTAGAAAAGAATTAATGGACAACAAGGAAGCTAGAGAGAAGCTTCGTGAACTTATAGACCAATTCAGCGAAGAATGGTTGTAGAGGAGAAGCCTACTAATAAAGAAAGATGGTGGGCTTGGCATAAGAAAAATCCTAAAGTGTGGGTATTGTTTCAGAAGTTTACCTTTGAAGCTATCCGTTCAGGTAGGAAACATTACTCTCACTGGGCTGTAATGCAACGCATTAGATGGGAAACAGATGTCAACACTAAGGGCGATTGCTTCAAAATATCCAACGACTTTATCTGCTACTATGCAAGATACTTTATTCACACCTATCCACAACACGGAGACTTCTTTAGAATTAGACCTTTAAAAGAAGAAAAATAAACCAGCAAAATTTCGCAGCGTCCACCCCAGAAATAAAAACAAAAAAACAAAACCCCGTAAATACGGGGCTGTAAGCTATGCGATAAAAAAAATTCTTAATCCTTCGATTACTTTGTTCCTATTCCAACATTACCTGAACTATCAATACGCATTCTTGTAGCTCAAACAAATATTAACGCTTTAATATTTATCTTACTACAGCTTTGTCTCCCAAGCCTTGTAAATATTCTTTTCTTCTTCTCATTATTTGTTCTGCTCTTAAATAATCATTTTTTTGTTCTGCTATGCTATCTAATCTAATTCTTTTTTCTTCTGAAGAAAGAGTTGAACTATTTATTATTGATGCTTCTGCGGTTCTAAATTCTTTTAATTCATCAGCGACTTTTTGTAATTCTTTTTGCAATCTTTTTAAATCTCTCATGTATTCTATTTTGTATTCATCTGTTAAACCTTTTGCAAACTTGTCTCTTTTTTCTATGTTATCTTCTATTACTCTAAATGTATTTATTGTGTCATCTACATCTTTCTTTAGATTATAAAATTGGTTTTCATAATTACTTCCCTCTTTTGGTAAAAGAAATCTACCTATTACTGGAAGTTGGTCAACGCCAAATTTTACTCTTTCCGCATCTGTTAAACCCTCTCTTAAAACACTATCTGTTGCTATCATTAAATAACTTCCTAATGTTCCTGTATAACCTCTAACAAGATTTTCTACATACAAAGGGCTAATGTTTAACTCATCTCCTATTACTTTAGAAAGAGTATCTGTTTGTGGTCTATAACCCGCATCATCAGTTCCTTTTAAATAGTCAGGCACTATTTGTCTGCCTGTAAACAAATCATAGTTAGCAAAGTTTTCTACAAGAGGGTCAACAGCCGTTGGTAATGTTAAAGAGAAAGTATGTCTTGTCATTTTTTTAATTCTTTTAGCAACATCTTCTCCTGCTACATCATCTGCAAAATAAGATGTAAGCCGTTCGGGAACAGTCATACTAATTAGTCCGACTTCAAAAGGTTTAGGTATTACTAATGGAAAACCGCCTGTTATTTTTTTGCTTCCGGGTATAATTAAATAGTTATCTTTTATTTCATCAGGTGCTTCTTCATATTCTTCTGAATCTCTAACTAAAAAATAATATCCGGGCATCATAGCCATTATTGTTGCTAGTCTTAACCACACACTTTTTGTTCTTTTTGATGGACTTAAACCTCTACCTATTCCATATCTTCCTGTTAAACCTCTATAAAAAACATCTAGTCCTTGTAGCCTAGGATTTAAAAACATTGTCATTTGTTGATATGTTTGAAAAGCTTTATTGTTACCACGCCTTGTAAAGTTTAAAACTTCTAATGCTTGATAAATTGCTTCAGCTTCGTTGCCTGTTCTTTTTAATGTATCTTTATATACAGCAACTCTAGTAGCAGCATCTGTTATAGCTGTACCTTGTCCTAGTATATCCCATAAACCAGTTACTAAATCTATAGGAAACATATAAATTTTTTCTGCTGTTGGTCTTTCACTTTTAAAAGCATTTTTATAGTAACCATCAATAAGACTTTGTGTGCTATCTATTTCTCTTATACCTTTGTCATAGCCTGTTATTATTCCTGCATTTTTTAATTTAACAAACTCTTCTGGAAGTCTGCCGGTAATCATTCCTTTAGCTATCCTAAAAGTTTCTGCTACTGAAGAAATCACTGGTATATAATTAGCACCACTTAAAGTATAAGCAGATAATGAATCTCTTAATATTTGTGCAATCCAAAAAGCAGGAGCTCTTGTTATTAAATCACTAACAAATCTTTTAGTTCCTCTTGCTATATTCATAAGAAGATTCATAGGTGCATAATCAGCTTCTGACATTACATTCATTGAATAATATAACATTGGGTCATCTATTTTAAAGTTTGTATTTTTTCCTTTAACTCTTATAGTAATTACATCTGGTCCTTTAACATTACCTTTAACTTGTTTAGCTACTTCTAAATCTATAAGATTACGCATTACTCTATTAGCTGCTACATTTTTCATACCTAAATTTATAGCTGCTCTTAAATTGTTTGTAATGCCAGTAATAGGGTCAACAATATCTTTTGTTTCACTACCTTTAGCTTTTTGAAATGGAGTTATAGATAAACCTTGAAATATTTTTGGTCCTTTAAATCCTTCCATTCCTTCTAGCGGTCTATAAAAAGGAATGTAATCTGAATTTGCTAACCATGTTTCTGCTGTCTTTGCATCTAATACACCAGTATCAACTAAAAATTGAACTGTATGTTCATTAGTTCTATTGTACTCATCAATCATAGTTTGTACTTCAGGATAATCTTGTAATACTTGTTTAGCTTTTTTTCTATCGGCTGCTGTTACTTTTACTTTCCTACCTTCTTTATTAAATCTTGTTTCTCTTTTAACTCTTTGTACTGCTTGGAAAGCCCAAAGTAAATTAGGATTTTTATAAGCTGGTGCAAATATATCAGCAAAAGGTAAAACAGGTTTACCATCTATTTGTGATATATCAGTTACATAAGTGTATCCTTTATCTTTATCATAACGAGGAAAACCTCTTATGAAAGATTGCATAAATATATCTCCTGACCTATCAGAAAAATATAAAGCTGCACCTGCTGACATACTAGCAAGTAACATTTGGTCTCCGTATTTATTTTTTTTACCTGCTTTAACATCTGTTAATGCTAATCTTCCATACCTATCTGCTATTTGTTCTCTAACTTTCATACCAAATTCTTTGGTAGCATCAATAGGTTTAAAGCCTTCTAATACAAGTTGACCAATAGTTTTACTTTCAATAGTGTCATCTCTTACTGTTAAATTTTCTATTAACTCTTCAGCATTTTGATTTAAAGGATTTTTATTTTTATTAAATGAATACTTTAATTTAATATCATTTGGTATGTCATTAATAATAGAATCTACATCTGCATTAGTTTCAGATGTACTATTTTTAATTTCTTTTTGTGCTTCTATTGCTGCGGATACAGCACTAGGCGATGCATTAGTATTTATTACAGGAATTAAACCTGCTGCTATAGAGTTTTGTTCTTGTTCTTTTGCAGTTTGGATATTTTCTTTATCTTGTTCACTAAGTTCCGGTTGTTCTTCCGAGCTTCCTCTTCTGCTTCTGCTTCTATTTCTATCAACGATTCTATCGTCCTGAAATAATTGGGCGGTATCTTCTTCGACAATTTCTTCTCCTAATTTTTTAGTGTTATTAATATAAGTAAAACCAACATTAGGTGTTGCTGTTCTTTTTACATAATCTTTTAATGCATTGTAACTATCTTTTACTTTATTATCTATTGATACTAAATAATCAACAGATACAAACCTTCCTGTTTCACCAAATCTAGTAATAGCTCTTACTATAGCTTGATTTATATTAGCATCTGGATAAACAATATCTACTTTATATCCTCTGCTTTGCAAATCTTGCATTATATATTTAATTTTACTTATATCTGGTTGCCTACGATTATTAGTTTTACCTGCAACTTTAGGTATTATTATATTTGCACCTTCTTCTATAAATTGTTTTTGAATTTCAGCAGCAATATATTTTGAAAATTTATGTGTAGCATTAGCTCCTATACCATTTTTATATTCAGGCATTTGTTTTTTAGCATCATCAGCATCAACTATTGCATAACCTTTTCTTGCAGCTATATTTTCAGCAAATGTTGACTTACCTGTAGCTGGTGGTCCAATTATTATGACTGCTTTTTTATCGTATTTTAAATTACCTTTTGCATATTCTGTGGCTATGTCTGTTAACTCAGGAATCATTTCATTCATTCTTTTGTTTCTTTGAGCTTCAGTTAAATTATCATAAACATCAGGTATAGCTAATGCTTCATTTTGCATAGCTAACATAGCTGGGTGATTTACTAAAGCATACATATCATCTGCATTTATATTATCATTTTGATATTGCGGTTCGTTTGCTAACAAAATTAAATCTGCTTTTGCATCTAACAACTCTTGTCTAGTTAAAGTTTTTATTTGCTCTTGTGGAACATTAAAATTTCCAGATGTTATAGTTTGAGTATCACCTTGTATTATTATTCTATCTCTTTGAATTTTATTTACATCTTGTAAGTGTGTAGTTAAAACTTGTTTACCTGTAGTATCTCCATAATCATCTATTAAAAAGTTTGTTGGTATTAAAAGTTCTTGTTCTCTTATATAGTTATATCTATCGGCATATAAATTATTTGCATCACCAAGCATAGACTCACCCCTATATAAAGCGTTCATATTTACTGCTATAGCTTCTTTAGGTAAAAGATATTTTTTAACATTGTAGCCATACTTAGCTATATCTTCTGGTCTGCCTTCTGCTCTAAGTAATTGTCTTCCAAATTCTTCTAATGTTACATTTGGTTCTATTGTTCCATCTTGTTTTCTTTTGTAATAAAGTTCCTCTATTCTTTCATTTCTTCTTAGTAAATTTTGTCCAAAAGATTCTGCTATAAATTTATTAGTTGTTGTAGGTATTAATTGATAACTGTCATCTATACGACTTCCTCTGTACACAACTATTTCTTCAGGAAATAATTTTATAGATTCTTGTGTAACAAAATCTATACCATCAGAAATTTCTTGTGCTTGTACTACAGATAAATTTGGAAATCCAAAACCATAATGAAACAATCCTTGATTTTTTCTATTGCCTGTTAATTGTTTCACAAAAGCTTTAGCTCCTAAAGTCATTAATGGTGCTATATATTCTGAACCTTCTCCTCTTCCATCTTTTAAAAATTCTTTTATAGGCGGTGGTATTGATGCAACAGTTCCATATAAGTTTCTAAAGTATCCTTCTAATGTAGGTGCACCTGATTGTTCTTCTAGTGTTGCTTTTACATCATCAATTAATCTACCATTTGTTTCTCTTAAAGAGTATTTTAAATTACCCAATTCAGGCGGGTCTTCTACAAAAGATGTTGAGACTGTTTTTTTATTATCATTTGATTTTACTAACAGATTTGGATTATTAGTATTTTCTAAAACTAAAGTTTTATGTCTTTCAGATAATTCGTTATCACCAAATATATTATTTAATTTTTGTGTAATGCTTGAACCATCTCCAGTAATATATTCAGGTTTTTGACTAAATATAAAATTAGAACCTAGTAATAATGGATTTAATAATATAGCTTGTGGTTTAAATAAAACAGGAGTTATGTATTGGTCGTATTCATTTTGTTTATTTGGTCCTACATTATTGCCTATATATTTTTGGTATTTTTGTTGAGTTATAAATGGGCTTTCTATTCTTTTACTTGCATCATTTATATTATTATATACAGTTAAAGTATCCATACCTTTAGCTACATCTGTTTCTCCTATTGCAAAACCGACATAATAATCACTATCTGAAAGTTTTCTAAATTTATATTCTGCAAATGTAGCTTTACTATTTGGTGTTATGTTATTTGCTTGTAAATATTCTTGTGTTGTTGCAAATAAAAGTTGACTACTTTTTGCAATTTTAAAATCAAGGTTATTATAATTTATATCATTAAAATTACTTGTTTCTCTTAGTTTATTATTTTTATCTTTAATTATATTTGTTAAAGTTTTTTGAAAACCATCTAACTTTATTAAAGGATTTGTAGCATTATTAACTTGTCTTTTATAAACATCTAATACTATATTTTGAATATTTGTATCTATTACAGGACTCCATTCTCTAAATTTTCTATCGGTTTCAAATGGTCTTGTATTACCTATTTGTTCTTCTAGTTTATTTTCAATTTGTTGTTCAGTTAAACTAAATGCAAGACTTGGCTCATCAGATACTGGCGGTTTAGGTTTAATATTAAGAGGTGTTGATTGTTGTAACTGTTGTAATTCTTGTGTAGTTCTTATTGTTCCTCTTGGTCTAGCTGCTATTTCTCCTGTTACAGCAGCTTCTAAAATATCTCCAGCTGATTTATATTTAGTTTTAAATACAGCGTTTGCTAATCCTTTAAAAAAATTAGATGTTTTTTGTAATGCGTTTCTAGGTCTGCCAGTTATTTTTTTTGGATTATTAATATAATCTTCAAACATAAAAGCTATTGCTTCATCTACAAAATCAAATTCACTGGTATATCCCGGTTTACCTTCATACCTGTCTAAAGCTTCTTCGTAATAAGTTTTACCATCTTTTCTTATTTTAGTTTTAGCAAAATTTTCTAAAGCATTTATTTCTTGTGCCGTAAATAAATCAGCTTGTCTTAAAGCGTGCCAACTTTCATGTCCTAAAGTTTGAGATATATTTTGTAAAAACTTTTTAGCTCCATTTTTTTCAGATAAAACATTTAAGTCTGCTTTATCTAAAGATAAAAGTATTTCATTTGCTGCTCTATCAAATACACCATCAGCTTGACTAAAATTTATATTATCTCTATTTTTTACTCTATCTAAAAAAGTAGTAAATTTTAATTTAGTTTCCGGTAAATTAAGTTTATCTGATAACTTTATAATTTCTTGTTGTACTGTTTCTATTGCTTCATTTAAACTTGTTTCTACTAGCGGTCTTAAACTTCCATCAAAATTATATTTTCTATTAGAAGTACCTGTAAATTTAAAATCGTTATCTAAATAACCAGCAGTTACAAATGTTTGTCTTAAATTTTCTGCAGCTTTTTTATTTAAACCTGTTGAGTCTTGTATGTTTTTTATAGAAACTTTTTTGCCCACATCTATTTTTTCTAAGCCTTCTAAAGCTATTGAATAATCATTTATGTTGTAAGCTGTAGCACTTAAATCTAATAATTTTGTTTCTGTATTTGCTTTGGGTAGTCTATTAAAAAAAGAATATAATAATCTTTTTTGAGGTAGCCCCATTTTATTTATATCTGTTTCAGCTACTAATCTATTTGCTACATATTTAAAAGCATTTGAATCTACAGTATCAATTATGTTTAAGTCTTTTAATAAACTGTTAAATGTTTTTTTAGAAAAAGACTTTTGTTTAACTTCGCTAAAATTATTTTGTTCGGTTTGATATTTTAAAACTTTATTAAATTCTGTTGGAGTTAAAAATTCTTTTAATGTATTTGCATTTACTAATGGATTAAATTTTTGAATCTCTTTTATTTCTGTTAAAGTTTCTTCTGATATATTTAAAGTTTTTAAATCGTCAATATGTATATCTAATAAATAAGAATTATTTATGTTATCTACAAAATCTAATATTAAATTATTATCTGCATCTACATTTTGTTCTATAGCTTTTTCTTGCGACCATTGAATTTCTGCTATCATATTAGAACGCTTTTGCAATTCTGTTAAAACATCTACAGCATATTGTTGGTCTTTATATCTAGCAACTTCATTTTCATTTAAGTCTGTTATAACAAAATCACCATTTTCATCTGGTAAAATATTTCCTTGTTTATCAAAACGACTTTTAAAATAATTATTACTTTCTACACCAGAATTTTTTTCTATAATTCTTACAATATTAAAATTATTATCTTGTAATATTTGGTCAGCTTCTAATACTGCAGGAGTAAAACCTGTATAATTTTTAAAATTTTCTTCTTGTTCAAAAACTAATCTTTGTGCTTCAATAGAAATTTGTGCTGGGTTTGCATCAGGATTTAATTGTTGTATTCTTTGAAACTCTTTTTTTATTTTAGCTTCTATCTCTTTTCTATATGGGTCCTCTACTGGTAAACCATTTAATTTATCTCTATAATCTTTAACTGCCCTAATTCTATCTTCATATAATTCTTTTTGTCTTTTTGATTTATTAGTTGTATAAGCAGAAGTAAGTTGTGCTACAGGCACTTCAACAACTGAAAATCCAAACTCTCCAACAACTTCTAAAGCAACATCTCCTATTCTTATTTGCTCTCCTTCTTCTAAAGTAGAAAGTTGTGCAAAGTATTCTCCTGCTCCACCTAATGTTCCTTGTAATGGAGCTTGAACTAAACTATTAATTAAATGTCTTGATGCATTATCTTTTATTGTATCTTTTGCAAATATAGTTCCTCTTGATGGAGCTATAACTTTAGGAGCTAATTTAAAAGCTGCAGCATCAAACGCACCAATAAAGACTCCTCTTTTTATTACATATTGTCTAAGTCTTTTTCTGTTATCGTCTTCATTTAAAAAAGCTACAACAGCTTTTTCATCATTTATATCTACACCATTTTTTCTTAAAAACTCTGTAGCTGAATATACAGTATCTACTGAACCAGAAGCTATACCTGTAGCTATAGAACCAGCTGTATAACTTCTTGTTAACATACTTGTGCCAACACCTGCAGATAAAGAAATACCCATTGGTACCAAACTAGAAGCTACAGTTTGTTTCACGATGCCAGTAAAATCAGATAACAATATATCTACTGCTTCTTCTGTGCTTTCAGCTTCTGCAAATGCTTTAAATGTTTCAGAAGTTTTTACATTTTGTTGTTTACTTATTGCACTAGCTATTTCTTCATTAGCTATTTCTTGCGACCTTAATAATCCAAAAGGGGGTATTCTTTTACCATCATATATAAAATCCATTGGGTAAGTTCCATACAAACCACCATCAGTAATACCACCATATTCTCTGTTTCTATATTCTTCTTCTCCTATTTTGCTAATTCTTTCTAAATCTATTTTTGTATCTTTGTCTGTTTTATTACCTAGTGTATAAGGAGTTATTGTGCTTATATCAACACCATCGTATTTTCTTCCGTAAATTATTTGTTGTAAATAATCTATTCGTTCTCTGTCTTCTTTAGTTTTATTTACTTTATTATTTATTTCTTGTAGTTCTTTTTTTATTTTTACTATAAGTTCTTCATTTCTAATTTTTTCTTTTTGAAAAGCTATTTCACCAAAAAATTTTTGTGCACCTGATTCAGTTATAGTATCAGTTACTCCTGTTTCTTCTCCAAAAAAAGATGGACTTGCTTCTTTTTCTTCTTCAGTAAATTTTCTTTGTGGACCTTGTGTAGCTCTTTTATATATGGAAGGTATTAAATCTGTTGCTACATATTTAATATTTTCTAAACCTTGTGTTATTGCAGATGTATTTAGACCGGGCATAGGAGAAAAATCTCCAACTCCTAATGCAGAAAGTGCAGCTAATTTATCTCCTGCAGAAACATCATCTGATTCGAGTAAATCAGTAATGCCAAATTGGGTTTGAGGTTCGATTTGGGGTTGGGTTTGGGGTTGGGTTTGGGATTGAGATTGGGGTAATGTAATGGAATCTTTAGAAAATTTTATAGGTTCAACATTATTATAATATTGTTCCCATTTTTTAATATCTTCATCTGTTGCATTATCAGGCAACTCATGGGTAATATTATCATTTGTTGTAATATATTTAGGCATTTAAAAGTTTAATTGTGTCATTAAAATTTTGAACTGATTGACCAACTACTCCACCGGAATAATAACCTTGTTCAAAACCTAAATAACCTTGGTATAACTCATCAGTCTTTGCTTGTATTGCTTGTATTTTATATTTTTTTCTATTTTCGTCAGTATCTTCTAAATTATTATCTATTAAATAATTAGTTAAATCTGAAAAACTAAAATCTTTTGCAGCAAGATTATATAATGATTTTCTAAAAGCTGATTCTGTATCTTTTGGAGAAGCTTTTGTTATACTATTTCTTAATAAAACTTTATCTTCATCAGATAAGTCTGGATTTTTTTCTATATATTCTAATATTTTTATTTGTGAAGGTTTATTTACTCCTTTCATATAGTCTGCACTATCTTTTTTACTTAATATATTTGTTCGTTTTTCTAATGTGTCTCCTAATCGTTTAACATCAAGAGAAGATTTTTTAAGTTCTAGTTCTGTTAATTTATCTTTTTTTGCAGATATAGATTTATTAGTTGCATCTAAGCTACTTATAGTTTTTTCTAAACTTTCTCCTAATTCTTTTGGTGTAGCTGATGTAGCTACTCCAATACCTGCTCTTAAAAGAGCCATACCTTGTCCAAACTCTCTTTCCTCTCTTATTCTTTCAGGTTGTTCTGCCATTAATTGTTCATAAAGAGATTGTTCTTTTTCTTCTAATGATGCTAGTTTTTTTAAATAATCTTCATATTCTTTATCGTACTGATTGGGTACTCCCATTCCAACATTCATACCTACAACTCCGCCACCATACATAGGCATAACATCAGGACCAGCAGACATAGCCGGTGGTATTGGTGCTCCTTGTGGTTGAGCTGGTAGTAATCCTGCTATGCCGCTGTCCTGCACAGGGGGTTGTGTTTGATTGATGCCC